CAAAAAAAAAAAAAAAAAAAAAAAAAAAAAAAAAAAGAAAGGAGAAAAGCTCCCCTCCTTACCCACTTCTCTTGTTCCTAGGTAAGCGAGTGAAACGAGCTTACCAATTATTGTGTTTACTTTTGAAAACTCCACTCCCTCTGATTCCTTTAACCCCATGACTACTCTGCGCGAGGCTTTCGCCGCGTCTAATCTCTCCTGGGATGATTTCGAGTCTACCATTTGCGATACTCTCGACGAACTCTACGCAGAAGAAGAGACTAAGAAGCTGAAGACCATCGCCGCAAACTACGAGCCGCAAGATCCCGCTACTCTCTCTTGGGAAGACCTTTTCGACTCTATCATTCGTCCTTGGTGTATTGCTAACCTCTCTAACGGCTCTACTATCAACGACCTCGACACCGAAGACTATAACCTCTACCGCAGGGAATGTTTCAATTATCTCCAGCAAGCCGTTAACGCCTATGTCAATATTCACAAGGCCGCAGAAAAGCTTGAGTCTACAAGTAAACTCACCAAGAAAGACATCAGCGACGTTATTAGTCTCTTGTTCGGGGACGGGATTCGAGATTGAGCAAAGGTGCTAACGCACCATCGCCCAAAACTCTAATCAATAGAAAGGAAACCTATGTCCTTCTCTGAAATTCGTTCTCGCATTCTCTCTCTCGAATCGTATAATCCCACTCCCATTGCGGCGACCGCTTACGAGGAAAAAGCTAGCTATGGGCGCTCTACCCTAACCAAACTCTTCGGTCCTACTGGATTCTACGAGCAGCCAATCACAGTACCCCTAACCGCAAGTTCTAATCTCGATGATTTTTCTCGTTCGCAAAAAGATAAACTCTGTACCTTGCGGCAGGCCATACGCACAACGGCAGGAACCTGTCTTACCGCGGAGTCGTATGATTGGTTTATTAAAAATTTTTCAGAAATTTTTTCAGATGAAACCATTTTCAATAATCTCATCCCCACAAAGGGTACTATCACATTTAAATCAGGTATCTCTCTAACCCTAGATGGTCGCCGCAAATTCTTCAAGTTCATTAATCACTTCTGCGCGGCCGCAAATTCTTCCCTGCTTTCTTCTCTTGTTGAGGAAATCCGTCTCGCGCAATCGCAAGTCTCCGCAAACCGCATTCTCCAAGGTACTCTCCGCTTATCTATCCTTCCCGAGGATTACCTTACCCTCTCAGAAGAAACAACTGGATGGCATACTTGTTTATCCCTCTTCCCGCACCAAACAAGAGGTTCAAACATCAAGCGTCCCGGAGATTACCGCATGGGCTGTCTTGAAATGTTAACTTCCCCTTATGCCATCACCGCAAGTATCCTTTCTCCGCAAGGAAAAAAATATTGGCGTCAAATTATTCTTTTTACCCCAGAAATAATTGTTGGCTTGCGGGGATACCCTTACAACGCCGCACAAGCAACCGCGCGAGTATTGTCAATTATCTCTACTCTTGCTTCTAAGAATTTAAATTGGCACTACTCCCACGAAATCCGCAACACCGCTAACAATTGTTTCCCTATCGCAAAAGATACTTGGCGCGAATTTACCACTAACAATATGTATAATGACGCATATCTTGGTGGCTACTACCTCACCCGCGAACCGCAAGAATTACCCTCTACATCCCCTCTCGTAGAATATAACTATTCTGGCCCCGCATTATGTTTATCTTGCGGCAAGCGCATTGACACGCTAGAAGACGGGGCCTCTGAAATTCTGTGCGAAGACTGTTCCCACCGCCGCAAATGTTACTGTTGCGGCGAGCGCAAAGACCTTGACTCTCTCTTGTTTGACAAAGACATAGACGATTATGTCTGTTTTTATTGTAACGACAAGATAGAAGAAGAAAAACCCAACTCGCTCTAACGAGCGGCCGTGCGAGATGAAGTCTCGTCTACTTTGGAACTCCGTTCCAATTTGACATTTTCAAAAAAAAAGAGTATAATATATATAGAAAGTGAGGGGAACACTTCCATTGCCCCCTCGCCGCAAATTTAATGATTAAAAGGAGATATTAAAATGGAAAAGATTACTAAGCGCGATATTCTGAACGGTCTGCTGACTCTGGCTACTACTGGCGAGTGCGATCTGACCAACGAGGACATTCAGCTGTATGCTGAGAAGGAACTGGCTTCCATGGACAAGCGCGCCGCTGCTGACAAGAAGCGTCGTGAGGCCAAGGCTGCTGAGTCTGACGAGATGACTGAGGCTGTCTATGCGGTTCTGACTGATGAGCCTATGTCCGCTGAGGAGATTCTGGAGAAGTCTGGTCTAGATATTACCAAGAGCAAGCTGATTCCCAAGCTGACTAAGCTGGTGAAGTTTGAGCGTGCGGTTAAGTCCACTAAGCGCTATAAGAACGACGAGGGCAAGTCTGCTGAGAAGACTATGTACGCTCGTGCGTAATTGCGGCGGGGTCTTCGGACCCCGTTTCCCTTTATCAAGAGAAAGGAGTAATCATGGATCTTATCGCCTATGCACCATCGCTAACCCCAATCCGCAAAGATCGACTCCAAGATATTTATGACTATACAGATTACATTTGTATTTTCCAAGAAGAACTCAAAACCGCGGTAAACCTATTCGGTAAAGATAAAACCTACATCATCATTTGTTTTGAAGAACCCGATATTTCTCAGATACAAAAACTCGATTTAGCGAAATTCATTATCCAAGTTCCCGAATCTTTTGGCCCTATTCATTCTTATCCCTTTATGTATCTTGAAGGAGCAAATACTTGGGAACAGGCTAATCGTTACGCAAGACAAGGAGTCGCGGCGGTGCGGTTTGAGTCGCCGCTAACCTTCTCCTCTGAGGAGTTGCGGCAATGGCGAGGTACGTTTACGGATACCCTTCTCTTTGCGACGGCAGACCCTAATGTCCAATTCCTTTCCTCTTGGTTTGCGCGACCCGAAGATATACATCAGTACGAGGATGTCTTTGATGCACTATGCGTTAACCCCTCTAATTTGCGATATTATGCACAAGGTTCTTTTAGAGGTAACTTAAACGCGCTACTTCCTAGCCTCCCCGCAAGCGAGTCAGTGTCTAATCAGCTTCTTACACCTGATTTTGCAATACATCGATTAAACTGTAAACAAGTGTGTGAAAACCCCTCTTATGGTTGCTTCTACTGCGAACGAATTAGAGGAATTACTAAACAAATGGAAAGGATTTATAACAATGGCAATTAAAGGAACCGAAAGCAAGACCCGCGTTCTTAATAAAATTCTCGAAACCTTCCCAGATGCGTTTCTTTACAATAATGATAAAGAAATCCGGATTCCATTTACCGAGCAGGGAGATCAAGTGGAAATCAAGGTGGTTCTATCTTGCGCGAAGACTCCTGTGCGGCAGGCGGCTGTTCTAGATTGGTCAACCGACTCCCCAACTATCGTTTCAGAGGAGTCCATTCCTGCCCCCGTCGAGCAACCCTCGCCGCAGATCAGTGAAGAGGACCGCCGCAAGGTAGCAGAATTAATGGCAAAACTGGGCCTATAATACTCTCAAGGGTGAACTTTGGTTCACTCTTGATTTTTTTTATTTTTTATGTTATAATAATTATAGAAAATAAAGAGAGGAATTGATATGAGAGTAGTAATCTACGCAACCGAAGAGGTGTACAAAGGTTCTCATGGAGTCTATGATATTTGTGTAACCGAAATAGACGCCCTTGAAGAGGCAGAAGAATTAGCTGAACAGATGGCATATGAATTACTTGATTCCTATGCTCGCCTTTGGGATCCTGATGAAGATCTTTCAGACCATGGTACCGATTGGGAATTTGCCCGCATTATGTCGCAGTGGGATGATATTCCTACTGAAACCCTTGACGCGGAAGCCGCGGAAATTGGCTATGACGCTTTCATTAACAAGTATTGTAAGTTTGAGAACATGGATGAGTTTCTTGCGGCGCTCGATCAGTTGCAGCAGGTAGACGGGGTTGGTCATACTACAGTAGGTAAATACACTATCGACACTTGTTTTGAGGGCGAGGTGTACGAAACCGCCATTTGGGTTGACCCCACTCGCATGGCTATCCCCGCAACCTACCCCAATCGCGCTTCCGCAGAATGGGGACACAAATTTTGGTGTATTGCGGCCGCCGGTGAACCGACGCAGGTATGGGACACCGCAACCAAGACTTATATGACTCTTTGACTTTTGTTAAAAATTTTGATATAATATATATAGAAAGTTGAGAGGAGAAAACCTATGGAATTTTATCAGCTTTGGTTCGCGGATGGCGGTTCACATTATTATCGAGAACTCAATAATGCACTCCGCATGGGCGAGCTTTGCTTGCGGGAAATGTTTCCCGATGATGCAGAGCAAGAGGAAGTAATTGATTATTGGTGGGATAATTGGGTTGCATATGAGGGTAGCCGCAAAATTATGTGCATTACCAAGGAAATGATGGAGGACTAACATGAAAACTCTTGTGCTCAAATACGAATATGGTTATGATGTCTTTGCTTTTGATGAAACAAAAGAAGAAATCATGACTTACCCTAGTCTCACTATTTTTCTGAATAAAATATGCGGCGCCCACTTCGAGTCGTATGAAACGCGGACACTCTGTGAGGAAGACCTAATGCTTGGTGACAAGGAGTATGATGCGTGGCAACGGCTGTGGCATATTATTCCTGACGAGACGCCGCAGGCTTTTGAGGATTTGCTCACTTGTTACAACAGCGATTTTGCATATGAAGGATTGGAGGTAGACTAATGCAGATTTATTCTATTTATTATATAGACGAAGGCGATCGTGATTATTTTATGCGGCGCGCAGATGCCTTGAATTGCGGCGTTGAGTACATTCGTCAGATTGGCGAAGAAGAAAACTGGGACCCGCAGGAAACTGAATCTCTTGTCGATGAATTTTTGCGCGAGGGGTGGGTTGCGGATATTTGCGCTCTTGATATTATTGACGTAAAGGAGTAAGTTATGAACATTTATTATTATATTGTAAAAATTAACGAGTCAGACAATGACACTACCTATCACGGGTTTCTCTCTGCCGCAAGTTATTCCGCCGCAATGGAGTATCTAATGACCACTCTGTTTGATGACTCTCAGGCCATTGAGTCTATCATTCTGCGTGAATTTTATGAAACCGATCTCATGGTATCTGAGAGCACAGCCAAGCGTATTGTAGCTGACCTTGAAAACTACCCTGTATATGAGGAGGAGAAGCGATGAACAGTGCTTTTTTGGGCTATATGCAGGAAGAGGAAGAGCGCGAACAGATTATTCGTAAGATGATGCGGGCCTACAGGCGAGGCGCCGCGCAGTGTAAGTTTTCCGCAGATAATTACTTTTCACCCTCTGACCTTGAAGAAATGAAACAGGAGGCTATTAGACGTGTTGAACGAGAGCATTATTAAAGATTTCTTGCGGCGGTTGTGTTACTGCGTCGTTGCGTTTCTCTTTGTAGGGGTATTGGGGAGAGTCATGATTTCCTTGCGGCATCCGGCCTCACATCTCTTCTTCCCTAGTGATAGAGAGCGTTTTATCGAAGTTGATAGAGGAGATGTTCTGGGGACCCGATCGGTGGTCGCCGCAGATAGAGTTACTGGAGTATTGTATCTTGTGACCGACCATGGTGTATGTCCTTTATATCAAGAGGATGGAAGTTTGATGATATATGATGAGGGATAAGCGGGAGTCTAGACTCCCGTTTTCTCTTGACTTTTGTTTTAATTTATGTTATAATATAATTAAGATAAAAGTAAGGAGAAAAATATGGGAGCTGATAACAACAAAGAAGTCATCTGGATTGTCACAGACGATGAAACTAAGCCTATTCGCATTTCATTTGACGATAAACCTACATATGCAATAGAGAATGAAACGGGATATTTTACAAATATTTCATCGCCCGCTACGTTTTCTGCGGTTTTAAAAACTCGCCCTTCAAAGATAGTTAAAATCTTTTGGGGCACTAAACTCAAATGGTATCAAGCCTTATGGATAGACCTAGTTTATTACTGGGAGAAAGGGGTTAAACGTGTATTCAGACCGCGAACTTGAACAAATGTATGGTGGTATCCCAGAGTGGACATAAGTAGACGAACTAATCACTATGCTTGAAAAAACGAATATTCCTTTTGACGTAACAGTCAATACCGGCCGACCGCAAGTATGGTATCCTAGAAAAGAAGATTGGCCTATTTGTGATGCTATTTGTCATTGGGGCAGCTATGGTCATCAAACTGGTCTTATTGAAATTATGAGGTTGACTCATAACGGCGACATGGTTGAGGGATACTTAACTGCGGAAGAAGTCTTTAACCGCATTAAAACCCATTGGGAAGAAACAGGAGGCAAGATATGAATAGGACTTGCGGCGATTGCGGTTTCTTCAAAGAAAAACTATGCGGCGTTGCCACGCAGTCGGGATTTACTGAGTCTCATGCGGCGTGTCAAACCTTTTCAACAATAGCATGGAAATGTGAGATATGCGGCCGCCCGTTTCCGAACGTTGGGCTAGTGTATGATAGCGCCAGCCGCGAGCTAGTATGTGAAAACTGCTATCATAATCTTCCACCTATTGTTGAAGAGGCACCGCCGCAAACCGATGCGACTTGACAATTTTTAAAAATTATGTTATAATATTATTAAAGAAAGGAGAGGTGAGGTCATTTGGTTGTATGGACACCAAGCCAATGGAAACAGGAAATTGACGAGTTTGCGGCTGCTACAAGACAAAAGCAATATGAGCGAGTTCCCTATGAGTATTGGGTTACTATGAGTGATTGGACAAACCGCGATGGAGATGTGACTATCGTTTTAGCAATACAATCAACTCAGTTTATAGTGAGTGATACCCAGCGACATACTGCGGTTAACCTATCTCGATTTTCGATGAAACCATTTTTAGATTTTTTAGAAAATAAATACTATGATTTATATGGATATGTAGTAGCATCTAAAGAACAAAAAGCATCTAACCTCACCAAGTATGTAAGAATGGGTTCAATAAATAGTAATTATGCGACCGCCACTTGCAATACAGCAGTAAATAATGCTTATTCTACAGCCACAGATTTGATATATATTGATTCAAGTGATGTTACAAGTTATCCTATTACTATTCAATCTGAAGTGGATAAGCTTGGAGTACAACTTAAAGGTATTAAAACTAATATTTCTGAAAATAAAGAGGAGAAAAAGGATATGAATTTCTTTAAGAATTTTGAGTTTGGCCCCGTGAAGAATGACACTGTGCGGCTGTCCCCTTACGGCCTTGCAGTTAAGAACCTTAATGGCAGTTGGGTGTCTTATGACGGCTCTAGCGATTCTATTATTAATGTTGACGTATTCAACTTTGAGAGCAAGAACCTGATTTATAAAATCCCCGTTGTTCCTACTAGCATTAAGACTGGTGATATTATCGTGCATCAGGGCAAGGCTATGTGCGTTGTTGCTGATGTTTGCGAGGGTGATACTTGCGCGAGCGTGATTGATCCTCGTGCGGGTGAGAGCAAGGAGATCCTGTTCTGTAGGTCCCCATTTGGGTTTACGTTTGTGACCAAGCTCGTCTCTCTGCTCGATATGTCTGGCATTGACGCAAATCCCGATAATCCCTTTGGCAATATGTGGCCTTTGGCTCTGATGGGAGATAAGGACTGTGATGCGGCTACTATGATGGCATTTATGATGATATCTAACGGCGGTGATTGCCAGTTTGATATGTCTAATCCTATGATGATGTACGCGTTGATGAGCCAGAGTGGTAGTGATAATAATCTGCTACCTATGCTGATGCTAATGGGCTGCCGCAAGTAAAATTTTGGACAAAAGAGTTTAATGGAATTGGGAGATTTTTTAAAGTAAATAAGAACTCTCTCAATTCCAGACTCTTGTTTCTGATTTGACTTTTTTAAAAATTTTTGATATAATATATATAGAAAGTTTGAGAAAGAAAACTTTTATGAAGCGCATAAAGGTTGCCTCCTCGTGGCGCGCTTTGGATAGATTTGACATAACTATCATGTCAGTCTAACGAAAACCTTAGATAAGTAAGAGAGTTAGTTGATAGTTGCAACTCTCTGCGAATACTGCCTCAAGCAAGAGGTCCAAATAGGATACAACAGTACCCTTGGCGCAAGAATTTCGGCTATATACATTTCTGTGGGAAGCCGTGGAAAGTATTCACTTATCGCTATTGATGCTTTGCTAGCGGTTGATCACCGCCAGGGTTGTCTGTCCCTTGGGTTCAAGATGCTTGCGGGGCCTTGGATATTGAACAGACATATGCGCTTGTGGCCAAGTGGTAAGGCGCCGCACTTTTAATGCGGGTATTACGTCCGTTCGATCCGGACCAGGCGCACCACATACCCAGCTAGCTCAATCGGTCTAGAGCGTGCGACTTATAATCGCAAGGTTTCGCGTTCAATCCGCGAGTTGGGTACCACACCTTGTATTCTTAGTTTCCAAGTGGAGGACATGGAGTCTAGTAAACTAAGCGAAATGGGGCTATCGTATAATAGGCCGGTGAGAGGCTGCCAGATTAAAAGCTTTTTATTTTCAATTAATGAAATGAAAATAATAGCGTAAGGGCATACGCAGTTAATGACGAGGTAAGGAATCTCACTCAACTAACCGGGCATTAACACGGAGAGATCTTGAGGAGTGGAAAGTCTGTATGCGGCAATGTCATCCAACTAACAGTGATGCAGCATTGAGTAGAGGTTTCTTCGGACTGAAAAATTTAGGAGCAGACATTAATATGCAGGCGTAGTACAAAGGCTAGTATTTCGGTCTTCCAAACCGAGGATGGGGTGTCAGGATCCCTCGCTTGCTCCATATGGAGGGTTAACTTGCACGGCTGCAAGCACGGTCTTGAAAACCGTTGGTGCGGGAGACCGTATGGGGATCGACACCTCAGCCCTTCGCCACTATAATCTGGCCCTGTGGACGAATTGGTAGAGTTACCAGGCCTTCAACCTGGAGTTTGCGGGATCATACCCCGCCAGGGTCACCACCCATCCAGAGTTTTGCTTCGTATTGAGGTAATGGGCAATACATAACGTAAGACTCTTTTTTCTTAGGGCTGATCGAAAGATCCTGGTCCACCGTTTTGCGCAGATATCAGTTCTGCAAAGAACATGACTCGGTTACTTATAGTAGCTGGGTAGTCAAGGTTTTGAGTAATTGAACCGGATAATCAATGCTCTAATTATCTGGCACGCCTCTGCGGATCACAGTAAGCGCAATTCGCCAGACTTGCGAAAGGGTAAATCTCACCTTCCAAGAAACAAAAGAAAGTAGCTTGAGCAACTACCTTTGGACGTTTCTGTTTTATGAGTTATTGTGAAGAGTAGCTGTGGATTGCTCAAATGAAGCAGCTATTCGATTATTTGTCTCTATAGTTTAATTGGCAAAATAAGGGATTTGTAACCCCTAGTCGCCCGATCGTAACGGGCTAGAGGCTCCACGCCTAAACCTGAAAGAAACTCGACGTAAAAGCATGGCTAGTGCTGAGCATCACTATAAACTGCTCGTTTAAGAAAGGGATAATATGACTTGGGAAAATTTTAGAGGATTCGTTCCTATGAAAATAGTTGAACAAGCAGTTTCTTATTGCGAGAATACTGAATGTGAAAATTGTTTTATCGCCATTGAGGGAGTTGATCATCGTACTCAATATGAAAAAACAGTAGAGCATATTCCTTGTGTTGATAATTTAATTTTTGAATTAGCAAATGGAAGAACATTAGATTAATATGCGGTAGTACTCAAGTGGTTGAAGAGGGCAGTTTGCTAAACTGCTAGGCGGTGAAAGCCGTGCGAAGGTTCGAAGCCTTCCTATCGCGCCATATAGGAACTATCTGATGTGAAAGGCATCTAGTGCAGCTAGGGCACAATAAACGACCTAGTCCGTGGTGGTTGCGTCGATTCCCCCTTTTTCGACGCAGGGCGCAGATAGAGGTATTTCCATCGCATACCTGCCCTTTTCTCCTTTATTTGATTTTTTAAAAAATTTTTGTTATAATATTTATAGAAAGTTAAGAGAGGAGAAAAACAAGAAATGCGTAAATTCTATGAAAAGAAAGAATATACTTGGGAATTTGAGTTTCCCTTCGGAGAGCTCTTGCGGGAGTCGCTGCCTGTGGGAAGCTATCGCCGCAAATTCTCCATGACGGGTAATGGAATTTACAATCTTGTTACTCTTGATGGGAAATTATATGATATTTCCTTGAAATCTGCAAAGTCTATGCTCCCCGATGATGATAAAAAGGCGTTTCGTGATGAAACCAAAGATAAACTAATAGAGATACTGAAAGACAAACTCAGCCAGTTAGGCGTTAAGTACACGGTCAATGGTGGTAAATTTATTACAATGGATTTGTTTGGTCATATTATGAAAGCTGAAATCGTTAAAAAGAGCGTTGAACCTAGTTAATCAGAGAGCATTTGATTTTTTAAAAAATTTATGTTATAATATATTTGTAAGGTAAGAGGACGAGGTTATCGCTAAGCTCTGTAATGATTGTGGCGATATTAAATAGTCGGTAGTTAAGGTGCGGCAGCCCGTTGAAAAATCTTATAATGTAGAGTATACGATATGTCAGACTGGTGGAAGTGGTAGACACCCCAGACTTAAAATCTGGTATCCAGAGATGGATGTGCGCGTTCGAGTCGCGTGTCTGACACCATCTAGCTTTAAGGATAGGATAATCTAGCTAATTATCCGACAAGAGTAGCTCCTTCTCTTCCTTGAAGCTAATCTAAGTAAAGGAGTAAATAAAATTACAAGGAGAAAAATTGTATGGCATTTATTTACAAGATTACCAATGATATAAATTAGAAAATTTATATCGGAAAAACTGAACGCAGTATTGAAGAACGTTTTAAAGAACATTGTAGAGCATATCGGCAAGAACGCTATGAGAAACGTCCGTTGTATGCTGCTATGAAAAAGTATGGAACTGAGCATTTTCATGTAGAGTTAGTTGAAGAAACCGATAATCCAGAAGAGCGTGAGCAGTATTGGATTAAATTCTATAATTGCTATGGTTCTACAGGTTATAACGCGACGATGGGCGGGGATAGTAAACGATATATTGACTATGAAGAAATTGTTAAGGTATATCAAGAAGTTCAAAATATAAAAAAAGTCGCAGAAATAACTGGACATAGCCGAAAATGGATTAGTCAAATATTAAAGAATGAAGGTATCCAAATTTTATCTTCTCAAGAAATATCTTGTAAACGAAATAGTAAACCTGTTATTCAAACTGATAAACAAAACAATTTTATAGCCGAATTTTCATCGGCAGCAGATGCGGGTAAATCCATCGGCAAACCAGACTCCCATATTAATGCTTGTTGTAATCATAAACGACAAACTGCGTATGGATATAAATGGTATTTTGCTGAGGAATACTATTCCTTGGTTATTTAAATAATTTTTGACCTAGACAAGTCACTAAACTATCTCGTCGCACGACATGGCTTGCGGTTAAACTACTATGTGAGATACATAGCTTGTGGCTAAGGACGTTAAATAGAGGCAAAGGAAACCGAGATAGGACTGACCGCCCTATGTATATAAATAGCGGTTACGATCTGCGGAGCTGGTGTAAAGGCAGCCACGCTAGACTTAGGATCTAGTGCCCTAGGGCGTACGAGTTCAAATCTCGTGCTCCGCACCATGAGGCTAGCCTCAAAAACCTATATGAGAGTAATTCCTCTTTTAAAGATGTCGTAGATGTACTATGAAGTTTGACGTGTCGAACTGGTAAAACGGTCTGGAGGTTGAATAGGTCAGCCGGATTCTCTCATTTATATTGCGGAATGGAGAAGTTAGTATCTCGCCAGAGTCATAGTCTGGAGGTCGTGCGGGCAGAGCGCACTTCCGCAACCAAAGCGCCTATTGGGGTTCCGATGCGAATATTATTGAACGTGCTGCCACTAAGAGCAAGCGGCTAAAGCGGTAGACCCACTGCCGCAAGGAGGAACTAGCTTTTATATCTCAACAAAAGTAGGATAAGTTGAGAAAATGAGTCCTTACCGAGAGGATAGATGGACACAGACGGGTGACTGAACCTCAAATCCTGCAACAAATCCCCACGAAATCGGGGTTGACTGGTAATCAAGGAAAGATTACACAAAGCGGCAATGTGGTGGAGATAGGCCGTGCGGCGAGGTGATGAACTAGCCCTCGCAATATGATGTGTCAACAAATGTATTCCAGACGTGGAGGAGTTTGTTAGGCATCTGAGACAAAGTGGCTGAGGATGAGGATGCAGGAAGAGGTTTTAGCAGAGCGCAAAGGCTAAAAGTGTAAGCCATTTTGATTAAACAAAAGAAAGGATGGTAAAAAATGTTTCATGATGTAGATGATCTGATTTTTTCAGCAGAAGAAGATAAGAAATATCACAGCACCAAGTGATATTTCTACATCACTGTAATGCGGCCGAGGTAGGTTCCAAGCCCTAGTAAACGCAGAGGATGGTGAACGGTAGTAGCCAGCTGGGTGCAGAGAGGTTAGAATCCTCGAACCACGGCGTTCGACTCGTCTGGTGCAACTCGCAAAACCCAGCATATCTCCATTGGTGTATGGTGCATACTTACTAACTGGTCATGAGAAAACATTAAGGTAGCTCTTTAATGATAACAGACGGGCCAGGAGAGGAAATCAGTTCAAATCTGATTATGGAGTCTATATTGAGGATGTAGTGTAACAGTAACACACGTCGCCTGGGACGACGAGTAGCGGGGCAGCACCGACATCTTCAACCACAACAGAAAGGAGGGTTGCCGCGTGGTAACTAATCAACTCAAGAATTTCCGCTGTCTTGACCAAGATAAGTATGGCGAGGATAATGATTGCACTTTAACTTCTCTGACTGCGGTGATCGACTTCTATTTCGCGCACACTAAATCTGTAAATCTCATTTACACTGCGATTGAAAACATCGCCCGCAAGTATGGTTATACGGGTAAACGAGGTACTGACCCGTGGTTTATTCGCACTATTTTTAATGAGGTTGCTCGTAAACTATGTTTAGTCCCCACCGCAAAAACAAGTGTAAAGTACCTCAAGGGTATAGGTTTTACTTATGAAACCATTTGCGGCCAGATTGATAAATGTAATCCAGTTATCATGAATGTTTGGAAGGCAGGTAAATATCATAATCATACTATTACGGTTATTGGCTACGATACTACCAATAAAACCTTGACGGTTGCTGACAACTGGGGCGTGCGGCCGCAGGTCCTGCGCTGGGACGATGTTGGTTTCATTTGTTCTATTAATTACTGGGATTAGGCTTAGGCTTGATTCGCTACGCTCATCGGCGCCTGGATTAAGTTTCTAAATTTGACTTTTTAAAAAATTTATGTTATAATATTTATAGAAAGTGAGGGAGGAATAAATGGAAATCAATTTTGGTTCTCGTTATCAGGATGCCAATGGTAATGTGGTGAAGCTAGTGGGCGCCGCAAATGAATATAAGGGCGCAAGTTCTGTTCTCTTGTTTGCGCCGATTGATAAAGGTACTGTTGGTGACGTGTTTTATATTACCAAGGACGCGGCTGATAAGACTTTCTTCCCTGTGAGTAAATACTTTTAATTAAAATTGAGTAGTGAGTAAAGAGCCATTAAAGTTATAGACTTCGTGTACAAACTATTCTAACATGGGCCTGTACAACCCTATGAATAGTGAAGTCATAAGTTATTCGCATGGTGTAATAGGCAGCCCGCTGGCGAAAAACGCTGGAGGTGTAGGTTCGATCCCTGCTGCGAGGGCAAGCAAGCCCGTGACTTATAGGAAAAACTTTAATGAAAAATTTACTTAGACGTAATGACAGTAATAGATATAATACGTCGCTGAATAGTGGTTGCAAACATTATTCAAAGTAAATCGTAAAGGTGCAAGACCTTTACCTCAATTTTTAATATGCGGTTCCACGCCGAGTGGCTAAGCTGGGTTAACGTTGAGATACCAGGCCGCACCTATATACCGCAGTAGCCAAGAGGTAAGGCAAGGGACTTTCAAGGTATTCAAGTGAATTTAATTGGGGCAGTACCAATTACCTTGACCAGACTCCCTGATGCGTGTGTTCGACCCACACCTGCGGCGCCATTGACCTAGATACGTCGATAAACTATCTATATGGGGTGTGGTGTAATAGTAGCACTTGACTCTCTAAAAGTCTAGGACTGAGGGCGGAACTCAGCACCCCTGCCATAGGCCTAGTTTGGTAGTGTTCCTCCTGGCCTCAAACTCGCTAAACTACCATCTCCTCTCTTTAGTCGGTAATTTGACTTTTGAAAAAATTTTTGGTATAATAAATATAGAAAGTTGAAAAGTGAATATTGTTCATTTGATTATGGTTGTTATATAACTCAGTGCAGACACAATATCATGTGGCTGAGAATCCTCACCTAACCAAGACGCCCCCTGCTTGAGAGTAATGACGGATACGTTATTGCGGCAGTGCTTTCCATTCGTGAGTTTGGAAACAACGAGAGATAAAGCTCTCGCCGGTCGGGAGGATGTACTGGAGTTATCGCTATCAAAACTACTGTCTCGTCGCTGTCGCAATAGAAGGCAAGCGTTAAAAGCGTAGCCTGAATCTTGATAAGGTGTCGGCTTGGTACCCGCCGCAAACTCAAGAAATACCACTAAGGCAGTTTGTCGTGATGTTATAGCAATGTAACTATAAGACGAGGTCAAGGTACAAGTAGCCCAAGACATTGACATAGAAGATTTAGAAAATAAAAAGTAATGCAAAAATTACTATTGGTGAATGATGGGTGAACGTTGTGTGGTAACCAGTCCCGCATAGGCAATGTACAACGCAAGTTGTTACGGCATAAAGTCTAGGGTAGCTCCCGAAAGCTCACTTATGTCGTCCTATTGAGTGAATATGATAGAAGGTAATGACCAGCAACCCGAAGGGGTATATGGCAGCTATAATCAAGTGAACAATCTAGAGGGAAGAGATATTTTCCCTCTATGGGTAAGATTCTTCAATATTGTGTAACAAGAGATGAAACATTGCTGAAGCATCGGTCATTTAGCGAGGCACAAAAATCCACAATGTATAATCGTCAAAATGGAATTTGTCCTGTTTGCGGCGAACGGTTCAAGCGCGGTGAAATGGAAGCCCATCATCTTGTGTCTTGGCGCAAGGGAGGCATTACTGATCTTGAGAATGGTGTTATGTGGTGTAAAAATTGTCATAAAAACTATCATGCGTAATCTAGAAAACCAGTCCTTCGGGGCTGGTTTTTTTTATGCAGTTCTGCTTGGGCCGCTGTGGGTGGATATACCTGAAATAAATTTAGCCTTTAGAAAATTTTTGGACAAAAGTGTTTAATTCACATGAGGTTTTTTTCATATATACTAGGAGAATGAATTTTAAGCAAAGGAGGAATACTCATGGCATACACTGCTGTCTATGCGAATGGCTCTACATATAATTCAGTTAAGAAATTCGTAATAGATACATTCAATGAGATTTATGATATTGATACTAGCCAATTATCCCCTGGATCTACGGCATTTGATATTAGCACAAGTAAAACCTATATGCTAAATAATAAATATCAATGGATTGAAATTCAAACTGGTGGAGGCTCTGGTGGTAATACTGATTACGACGGTGGAAATCCTGGAGAATCCGGCGGAGATATTATTTATGACGGAGGTGGCGTGTAATGGCTACCGTTTACAAAACCACATTTAAATTGCGGCGAGGCACCCTGGCGGAGTGGGACGCCAAGAATCCTATTTTGTCAGATGGCGAGCCTGGATTTGCGATTGATAAAAATATCCTTCGCATTGGCAATGGCACCACCGCATGGAAAGACCTACCCGATATTAATGGTAGCAGTGCCGCAGGCTTAGAGGTGCTGAAAATCTATGGTGATTCTAGTGATACCTCTACTACCGTAAATGGTAAAACTTACGATACACCAAGTGAGGCTATTGCGGCGGCTAGTGCTGGTGATGAAGTAGTTATTCAAAACAGCCTTGGCGATAATACCATCTCTATTGACAAGGAATTAACTATTAATCTTAATGGTGTTGAAGCCGTAAACAATGATACTACTCCCATGACTATTGCGGCGAGCGGTAAAGCTACCCTCAAGAACGGTGGCCTGGAGTGCAACAAAAATGAAAAACCCGCTTTATTAGTAAATGGAGAGGCAATTCTCGATAATTGCAACCTCAGCCGCACGGTTGATGAAAAGGGTAACTCCTATTATACTGCGGTAAATCATGGTAAAATGACTATTAATAGTGGCGTATTCAGCGCTCCTGGCGTTATTTCATCCATGATTGAAAATGGCTATCAAAATTATGCTGCAGAATATGTGGCTGGCCGCAATCAGCAGTATCCTGAACTCATCGTTAATGGCGGTTCATTCTTCAATGGTTTTTATGCAATTAAGAATGATGATGGCGGTAAATTAACTATTAACAATGGCGAGTTCTATGGAACCATTTTAAACAATGGTGTTGAAATGATTATCAATGATGGTCATTTTACTACTTTAGATGGTTATTATCCGTTGAGCATCCGGGACCTTGGCACCGCAGTTACCCCCGGCCGCACGATCATCAATGGCGGTATTTTTGATGGTAATTGCAAGACTATCATCAAAAACAGTGGTGACAGACCTCTCAACATTGAAATCAAAGGCGGTAAATTCATTCTTGCTCTTGATGAACAATATATCGCAGAAGGCTATGAACAAAAGTTTGTGGATGGCTGGTATGTAGTAACCAAGAAAGGAGAATAACAATGAGTTTTAACGTTGTTTATGCAGCAAAAGACAAGATTAAGAACAAAATTGCTCAGGGTGTTATTCTTCCTGAGAGCCTAATCATCACTAATGAACAAACCGACAATGCGGAAGTTTTTTATTATGATGAAAAAGGTACATTAAAGCAACTTATCAAGCGCACTAAGTTTGATAGTGAAATGGAAGCAAGAGTCTGGATTGCCAAGTATGATTATGAAGGTGAAAACATTTCTATTAAAGATACCAATGGAAATTGGATTAGTTATACTGTTTTTGAAGATGCTCAATTAGTAGAAATTCCCACTGAGGAAAATTTATCCTCTTTTTTTGATGATATGATATTAAATGGTGGCGATGCTAATCGTCTCATTTGATTATAAAATCTATTTTGTAAAGGAGATTTATTGAATATGCCTGAGAAAGTTTTAAATACTCGTATTCAAATTCTCAATGATACCGCTGCGAATCTTGCAGCAAAAGCTGACAAGGTACCCAAGGCGGGCGAAATTGTCTATGAGAATGATACCCGCAAGATGAAGATCGGTGATGGCACCACCAGCTATGGCGAACTAAAATATTTTGGTGGCGACTCTGCCAAGAATTTTGACGTTGTGCCCACTGATGAGGAGACTGACGTTGTCGCTATCACCCGCGTTGTTGCCGGTGCCGAGGTGCATACTGGTGATACCGCTATTGTTAAGCGCGTGATTTCTGGTGAAAAGACCAGTTACACCGCCTATGTGTACGACGGCGAGTGGAAGGCCATGGATGGCAACTATCGCGCTGATAACGTCTATTTCGATGACGATATTACCTATACTGTGGCCATCGGCACTCTGGCCAAGCCCTCCGGCTCTGCTAAGTTTGCCGCTAAGGGCAAGAACGTGGAGCAGGTGCTGTCCAGTCTGATGGCGCAGGAGGCCAATCCCACCAAGTCCAATCCTGCCGTATCCTTCAGCTCTACTGGCGGTCTGGGTACCTTTGAAATCGGTACCAAGAAGAACCTGACCTATACTGCGGCTCTGTCTGCTGGCGGCTATACCTATGGCCCCGCTACCGGCATCACTGCGCAGACTTGGGAAGTCAGCTGCACTGGTGTGGCTGACAAGCTGTCTACCGCTACCGGCACCTTTGAGAATGTGGTTGCCGAATCTACCGCCAAGAAGATTACCGCTAAGGCTACTTATAATGATGGCGCTATTCCTGTGACCAACCTGGGCAATGCCTATCCTGATGGCCAGATTAAGGCTGGTAGCGCGAGCAAGGATAGCGGCAATCTGCTGGGCGTCCGCTATATGTTCTGGGGTCCAATGACCACCGATGGGGCTATCGACTCTGCCGCTGTTCGTGCGCTGAAGAATAATAAGGCCACTGGTACTGGTACGCTGTCCACCTTTGGCGCTGGTGCTGGCGCTGTCAAGGTCGTCGTTGCCGTTCCTTCCGACCGCAAGATTACCAAGGTGCTCATGCCCTCGGCGCTTAATGCGGATGTTACTGCGCTGTTTGTCAAGCAGTCTGCCACTGTGCAGGTCAAGGGCGCTAATGATTACGCCGCTGCCGCTTATAATATCTATGTGTATCAGCCCGCCTCCATTGACGCTGGCGAGACTTACGCTGTGACCATTGGTTAATTGAAGGGGAGGTAAATATAATATGGCTAAGATTATGAATGACGCTGCCTACATGGGCTTTCCTCTGAGTATCAAGCGTGGCAACCCCGCCCCTGTTGATACTACCGCCGTTTGGTACAGTAAGTCTGACCTTGAGACTTATGCCGCTTCTGGTGCTACTGCCTATGTCGGTCAGGTGCTGACGCTTGTTGCTGATAACAAGTGTGAGGCGTACATGATTTCCAATGAGGCTGGCACCCTGGTCAAGCTGGCTTCCACCACTGCTTCCGGCGACCTCGCTTCTGATGTCGCTACTCTGCAAGGTCAGGTTGCCGACCTGATTAGCAAGGTTGGTAAGGCCGCCGAGGGCGAGACTGCCGCTACTGGCCTGTATGCCCTGATTGATGAGGTCAAGGCGCTGGCCAATGCTAAGGTCGCTTCCGTTGCCGCTGGCGATGCGTCTGTTACCGTTGGCGGTACTGCTACTGCGCCCACTGTTCAGGTGGCCATCTCTGCTGCTAAGGGCAATGCTCTGTCTCTGGGCGATGACGGCCTGAAGGTCATTGTTGACGAGGTTGCGGTGCCCGAGTATAGCATTGTCAAGAAGGCCGATGCTGGCGACTATGCCGCTGTCTATCAGCTGACCAAGGATGGTACTGCTGTCGGTGCCGACATCAACATCCCTAAGGACATGATGGTCAAGTCCGGCTCCGTGCAGACCTATGATGCTGGCTCTCTGCCTGCTGGTGTGACCGAGCCTGGTACTTATATCGTGCTGGTGCTGAATGATGCCGATGAAACCAAGCTGTATATCAATGTCGGCAATCTGATTGAGTATGTTACCTCCGGCTCTGTTGAGGGCGACATGGTTTATGTCAACATCGACCCGCAGACTCATAAGGTCACTGCTTCTCTGACTGACGGCACTGTGACAGAGGCCAAGCTCCATGCCGATGTTAAGGCCAAGCTGGCTAAGGCCGTATCTGCCGTTCAGGAAGTCAAGGCTGGTACTGCCAATGGCACTATCTCTGTTGATGGTGCTGATGTGGCCGTTACTGGTCTGGCTGATGCCGCTTATGCCACTGTCGAAAGCCTGAACACTACTGCTCAGAGCAAGGTCGACACTGCTAAGTCCGCCCTGCTGGGTGACGAGGCTGATGATAGCACTAAGGAGACTATCCGTGGCGCTCGTAAGCTGGCCGAGTCCTCTGCTGCTTCTGCGCTGGCCGATGCTAAGACCTATGTTGGCGAGGAGATTGGCAAGCTGGATGTTGCCGATGCCGCCGTTGCTAAGCAGCTGGTGTCCGCCGTCAGCGAGACTGATGGTAAGATTACTGTTACTCGCCGCGAGCTGGTTGCTGATGACATCCCTGAGCTGGGCATCTCCAAGATTAGCGGTCTGCAAGCCGCCATTGATGCCAAGCAGGACAACCTGACCTTCAACACCGCCTATGATGCCGCTACCAACAAGGCCGCTACCATGACCGATATTGGTAATGCCAAGAGCGCACTGGTTGGCACCGATGAGGACACCAAGGCCAGCGACACCATTAAGGGTGCCAAGCTATATGCTGATGATAAGGCGTCTGCGGCTGAGAGTGCTGCTAAGGCATATGCCGATGGTCTAGTAACTGGTGACAGTGGTGTTTCTGCTCGTGTTACCGCCCTGGAGGGCAAGGTCGATGTGACCAAGGTCAGCACTGCTATTGCTACCGCTAAGAGCGAGGCTATTGATGCCGCCAAGGAAGATGCCGCCACTAAGGATGCTACCCTCAAGACCGCTATCCTGGGCGAGGAGGCATATGCTCAGACCGTCAAGAGCGCGTATGAGCTGGCCGCTTCTAAGGCTACTATGTCCGAGGTTGAGGCTAAGGATTATGCCACCAAGACCGAGGCTCAGGCTATGGCTGACGGCAAGGATGCCGCTATTGCCGAGGCTAAGAAGGCTGGCACTGATGCCATGGCTAAGATTGGCGTCATCCCCGAGGGCGCTACTGCCACTACTGCCATTGGCTATGTGGACGAGAAGATTAAGGCGATTCCCGCTCAGGTCGATTATACTGTAGAGTGCACCACTACCACCCCTGAGGGTTATGCCAAGCGTTACACTCTATCTCAGTGCGGCAACCAGATTGCTATCATCGACATTCCCGCCGATATGGTGGTCAGCTCTGGTAAGGTCATTAAGAATCCCACAGGTCAGCCCGCTGGCACTTATATTGAGCTGACCCTTGCCAACGCCACCAAGGACAAGATTTACATCAATGTGGGCGACCTCATTGAGTATGTAACTGGTGCCGAGGCCGCTGATGGCATTATCACCACTGCCGTTGATGATAACCATGTGCTGACCGCTACCATTGGCGATGGTAAGATTACCAAGGCGAAGCTGGCCGCTGCCGTCCAGACCTCTCTGGGCAAAGCTGACACTGCGCTTCAGGCGGCTGACCTGGCTGATTATGCCAAGACCGCCGATGTTGAGGCTGGCTATGTGGCCAAGGCAACTGGTAAAGATCTAATCGAGACCACTTTAATTGACAAGCTGAAGGCTGTTGAAACTGGTGCTCAGGTCAATAAGATTGAAACAATCAAGGTTGGCGGCGTTGCTCTGGAGATTACTGACAAGACTGTTAACATCGCCGAGATTAGTACTGACTTGCTGACACAGGGCACTGATACTCTGGTGCTGAAGGGCGGCAATGCTACCACTTTAGTTTGATTAAATTTAATATAGACGAGGTAGGTTAATCCTGCCTCGTCTTTCTAAATAGGAGGAACAAAATGGCAACTGAAAAAAATTTAAATGCCCGTATTCAATGTAAATGGGATACATTGGAGAATTGGGGCAAGTCTGCTGCACAAAATCTTGTTCTAAAACAGGGTGAAATTGGATTTATTTACGTTCCTAAAGATGAAAACACTAATCAAGAAGCCGCCGTGCTCTTTAAGGTTGGCGATGGTACAAGTAAATTCTCTGCACTCCCAGTTGGCCAGGCGGCTGCAGCAGACGTATATAGTTGGGCAAAAGCATCTACTAAACCAACTTATACAGCAAATGAAATTTCTAACTTAGACACTTACATTTCAGGAAGTGTTGCTACTTACCAAGTAATTCAAGATACGGCTGACGGTCATAAATTTATGCTACAGGCCAAAACTCCAGACGCAACTTCTTGGACTACTATTAGTACAATTACCATTCCTGATAATGATACTAAATATACATTAACCACTGGTACAACAAATGGTACTGTTAAATTTAATGGTACTGAAGTCGCAGTTGCGGGACTTGGCTCTGCGGCGTATACGGACAAACCAACTTCCTACTCCGTCACACTGGCTCCCGCAAATTGGACAGCAAGTGGTAGTGTGTTTAAATACACCTATTCTAATACTGCGTTGCGGGCGTCGGTTAGCCCCGTTATATCTTGCACTGAAAATGCTGCTGAATACGCCTATATTACCGACGCAGAGGCAACTGCGGGTACGGGGATTGTGTTTACCGCAAGTAAGAAACCTACGGCTAACGTGATTCTTACTATTGTTGACGTGGGATAAAGGAGGAATTGTAATGGCAAATACTTATTTATCTAAAGATGGTAAATTTTTTACTTTAAACGGGAAAGTGCTGCGGTATCCAAACCCTCCTGCAAAAGGTAAAACTTTAAATGAATATACTTGGGATGAAATTAATTATATTAGTCAAAACAATCTTGCTGAGGAATATGGCTTCAAACCTGGTGATACTAAAACTATTCATGTTGAGGGTACTGTTGGTACCTTGGCTGTGAATAATGATTATAATGTTTATATTTTAGGTATTAATCATAATGGCGAACAAGGTATTACATTTGGCACATTTAAAACAAGTGATGGAACCGATGTCTGTCTATGCGATAGCACCTATGGTAGCTATTCTTCTGCGACTACGGCTTTCCATATGAATACCTCAGATAGTAATTCTGGCGGCTGGAATAAGAGCGCTATGAGATATTATATTTTAGGTAGTACGAACATTCAGAATGGTAATGCTACTTCTGATTGTACGGTAAATCCTGTAAAGAATAGCTTAATGGCCGCTTTACCTGAAGATTTACGCGCGGTATTGAAGCCCATGACAATCTATAGTGATAACACAGACGGAGGTTCTAACACAGCGAGCTATGTTACTACCACAGTTGATTATCTTCCTTTGCTGTCTGAGTATGAAGTTCAAGGTACTAGAAGTTATGCGAACTCTGCTGAGCAAAATCATCAAGCACAATACCAATACTATAAAAACGGTAATAGCAAAATCAAATACAAACATAATGGTACCTCAACAGCCGCATATTGGTGGTTAAGGTCGGTCTTTGCGACCGACTCGGACTTCTTCTGCTATGTCAGGACGGGTGGCTCTGCCAACGGCAACGGCGCGAGCGTCTGCTGTGGGGTGGCCCCAATCTTCTGCGTTTAACCCTCTAACCCAGTCTATTTTCTCAAATAGGCTGGGTTTTTTCTTTTTATTTGACAAATCAAAAAAATTATGATATAATATATATAGAAATCAAGAGAAGGAGAAAACACATGACCAATAAAGATGTAATTATCGAAGTTCTCTCTGCCCATTCTTGTCTAACCGCGATGGAGGTGCGGCAGTTCGCTAAACGTATGTGCGGCTACGACATTACTCCACAGGCAGTTGCGGGCGCTATGCGGCCACTAATTGCGGCCGGCCTTGCAAGCAGCGATAAGCACCCCTCTAATGGTAAAACTGTTTATTGGTTGAATAAGGAGCATTAAAATGACCGCATTTGATCATTATGCAAAAGCGTTGCAATTTGCTTTTAAATGCACTGAAAAATCTCGCGCCGCAAAGGAACATAATTTGCAGCGACAACATCGCTCACAGGCAGAAATCGACTGGCGACTGCGCTACGCAAAAGATAGAGTGAGACTAAGAGTTTTTAGACTTCATTCAAGATAACTTTTTAAAGAAGTTGAGGTCATGACTGACGAAGAATTTAAGAAAGAACTATTAAAACAACTCAGTGGTTTTGTGGATATTAAGGATGTGATAATATGAATAAGTATTTTGTTATTAGTGATGTACATGGATTTTACAATGAAATGCAAAACGCTCTCAATAATGCAGGGTATGATCCTACTAACCCTTCTCATTGGTTAATTTCTTGTGGCGATAACTTTGATCGTGGCCCCGATAATAAAAAAGTTATGTATTTTCTCTTGCGGCAGCCCCGTTGTGTGCTCGTAAGAGGTAACCATGAAGATCTGTTTGACTGGGCTTGCACGGAAGGTTTGTCTATGCGAGATTATTACAATGGTACAGTAGGTACTATTGAAGAACTAGGTAATAGTTCTACTCGCCTGGATTGGACAATGCAAGATAAAATGGATTTAGCCTTTAAATGCACTCGTAGCTTTTTTGACCGCATGATTGATTTTTATGAAACTAAAAACTATGTATTTGTGCATGGTTGGATCCCTTCTCTCAAATTGTATCCCGACTGGCGTAAGGCACCGACTACCGCATGGGAGAAGGCTAGATGGGAGAACGGTATGAAAGCCGCCCGTCATGGTCATCTGGATCCCGCAGGTAAAACCATTGTGTGCGGCCACTGGCACGTCTCTCTTGGCCACTACTGGCAATCGGGTACTCCAGAATGGGGAGAGGAAGCTGACTTCAGCCCTTATTACGACAAAGGTATTATCGCTATTGATGCCTGTACTGCATATTCACATAAAGTTAATGTTCTTGTAATTGAAGATGAACCTATGGAGGTAGCTGAATGATTGTATTCAGCATAGAGGAGAAAGTTTCCAGAAAATCGTAGCTCCTGCTGAAATTACACAAGAGCAGCTTTTAGAAAAATATGATACGGTTGAATCCTCACAAAGTAATAGCACCCCTAATGATTATAATTGTTGGGTGGTTAGTTTTAAGCAGGTAGACTAAGTGGTTTACTTGCTTTTTTTTATTTTTTATGTTATAATATATTTATAAAAGAAAAGGAGGGAATAAAAATGATCATTTGTGCAGCAATTAAAGACATACGAACAGGAGATATTTTCTGCGGTATGCGGCATGGAGATATTTATAGCCAACTTCATGCGGCTAATCATCGAATCCCACGAGATAAAGTCATTGAGGGGTTTGTAGATAGCAGAAATAATTTTTATAACCGTTATGAGGCATTTATGTGGGCAATGCAGATTGGACAGTTGTCCGCTACTGTTATTCACTATAAGCAGGAAAAAGGCGAAACTGAATTATATTCGGAGGATTTGTACTAATGGATGCTGTAAAATTTATTAAAGAGCGTGATAGGATGTGTAAATCTTACTATGACGCAGAAAAGGGATATTGCGCGGATGAGTGCCCCGCGCATGACATTCAATGTAGTGAGTTGGACGACTTGAGCGCCGATGCCGAAGAGCTGGTCGCGCGGGTCGAGGAATGGTCTGCCGCACATCCCCGCAAGACACGGCAGAGTGTGTTTCTGGAGCATTATCCAGATGCAAGAATTGACAGCCAAGGGTCATTGGTTATTTGCCCTGCTGATGCTTATGGAGATGCAGTATGCCCCAAGAAAAGTGAAAATCATCGGATAGCTTGCTATGATTGTCGCTGCGAGTTTTGGATGCAGGAGGTGGAGTGATGAGCGATATTAATAAACTTACAACAGGACTTTTCTTTCATAAAGGTAGATATTGGTATTTAAATTTTAAAGATATTCCTATTCTTTTTAAACGTATTATTTTTACTCTTAAACATGGATATAGTCCTACTGCCCAATGGGAAACTTTTGATTGGTTTATTGTTATCATGCGAGAGATATTGACAAATTACCGAAATAACAGGTGCGGCACTTCTATTGTTATTCCAGAATTTGAGTGGGATAATCCAGATTCTGAGCAAAACAACATTGAAGCGTATAATAAGATTTTAGATGAAATGATTAACTTACTCAATCAAATGGATGAACATAACCCTATTTATGATGATATGCCACTAAAAGAAGCGGACGCCGCACAAGAAGCCGCAAAAGATAAGTTCTTTAAATTATTTTCAGAATATTTTTATACCTTATGGGATTAATCAAGTCGGGTAGCTTTAACGAGCTACTTGACTTTTTTCTTTTTTTATGGTATAATATAAATATAAAATGAAAGGAGAATAATCTTATGGGTTATGATGCTTATATTACAAGATATTCTTGGACGAACAAGAGTAACACGGTAGCCATTCGTGGAGATGGCTCTATTCCTGATATTATCAATACTATCCTTGAGAATTACGATGATTTTGATAAAACTGATATTGATTCTTGGTGCTCTAGTGGTAGATATTGGATGGATTTTATTTATGATGATATTGATGCATCCTTGCGGGCGAAGGTTGACTGCGGTCAGTATATCGTCATCCGCACTGCCGCAGATTACGCTCAACTTTGCGCCGCAACAATGCGACTAATGGAAACGACTAAATACCAGTTTGGTAAAGTTATTTATGCTATGAATGATCGTCATGATGACGGCTCTTTCCGTTGTATTCTTACCGATGGAGTGGTTGTTCAGTGCGAAGATGGTACTGTGCGACATATCTGGGATGAGTATGACGATGACGGTTTTCTTGTTCCCACAACAAGTGAAGATCAGTTTACTACGGTTCAGCAATTCGTGCGGGCGGTACTTGCGGCCGCAGATACTCATTGGGGTAGTGAGTTTTTAATTTTGGGAGGTAGTTATTAATGATTGGATATATTATTGTCTTTATTTGCGGCGCGGTAGCGGGTGCTGCCGCAATGGTACTGGAGGAACGCCGCAAGTGAAGCCAGAATTTATGTATACACCACTTGATGAAATCTATGTCAAAGAGCTAAAACGTCAAAGCGAAACAGTGGAGCTTATCGCCAGTGAAAATTTCGTTAGCCCCAGAATTTTGAAATACCTAGGTAGTGAGTTCACTTGTAAATACACAGAGGGGTATCCAGGCAAGCGTTACTATGGCGGCTGTAAATACTATGATGAATTAGAGTGGTATTGCCAAAGCCTATGGAAAGACGTTTTTAATACCGATTATCATGTGAATGTTCAGCCGCACAGTGGAACTACCGCTAATCTTGCGGCAATTGCTGCTGTAGTATCTCCTGGCGAGACTATTCTTTCTATGAGCCTAGACTGTGGAGGGCATCTCTCGCACGGCGCTCGGGTAAGCCAGGTTGGTAAATTGTATAATATAGTTAATTACGGCGTTGATAAAGAAGGTTGGATTGATTATGATGAGGTTGAACGGCTTGCAAAAGAGTGTCAGCCCAAGCTAATTATTTGCGGCGCTAGTGCTTACAGCCGCATAATTGATTATTGCAAATTTTCTAAAATTGCGAAAGAGGTTAATGCTTATTTGCTAGCCGACATTGCTCACATTGCGGGACTGGTTGCCGCAAACCACCACCCCTCTCCATTTGGTTACGCCGATCTTGTAACTAGCACTACGCAAAAAACTCTAGCTGGACCGAGAGGAGGCCTAATTTTCTGCCGCAAAGAACTAGCCAAGAAGATCGATAGCGCAGTCTTCCCGGGCCAGCAAGGGGGAAGTTTAATGAATGTCATCGCCGCAAAAGCTGCCTGCGCAGAACAGTGCATGGAGCCTGAGTTTATTGATTATATTAATAATGTTGTTTATAATGCTAAGGCAATGGCACAGAGGTTTATTGATAATGGCTACAATGTAATAACGGGTGGCACTGATAATCATATGTTCCTTGTTGATTTGCGGGGAACAAGACTTACTGGCATTGACGTCCAAAATGAACTTGAAAAGTATGGGATTACTCTTAACAAGAACGCAATTCCTAATGACCCGTTGCCTCCTACTAAAACATCTGGTATCCGCATTGGAACTCCAGCCATGACAACAAGAGGTTGGGATTATTATGATTTCGTGAATTGCGCGGATGATATTTGCAAAATTTTAGATGATATGCGGGCGGCTCAGTAAGGGTCGTCCGTTTGACTTTTATAAAAAAATATGATATAATAATTATAGAAAATAAAGGAGTTGATAGATTATGATTAAAGGATTATACTCACCCTTTGAGTGTTGGGGTGAGAATACTTGTTGGATTATCTCAGATACCCACTTCGATGATCCAGATTTAATCCACGCCTATTCAGATAGACCCTCCGCTGCAAAACAAGTTAAAATTATCAACTCCAAGGTTGGTAAAAATGACACACTGATTATTCTTGGCGATGTGGGTAACGTAGAATGGGTGCGGCAATTGCGCGGATACAAAGTTCTCGTGTGCGGCAATCACGATGCTGGTGTGAGTAATTATCTTGGGGAGAAATTATTTCAAGAGGTATATTCTGGGCCAATCTTAATTAGTGAAAAGCTAATCCTTTCACATGAACCTATTGAAAATTGTGATTGGTGTTTTAATATTCATGGGCACGTTCACTCTCGTGACATCGTAAACGATGACTATCATTTTAACGTATGTGCAGATGTCATTAATTACACGCCAATCAATCTAAACAGGTGGATGAAAGAAGGTCACTTGGCAAAGGTTAAATCTCTCCACAGACAGACGATTGACGAGGCGACAGAAAGGCGTCGCCGCAGAGGTTATAAGTTAGGAGGTTAATATGCTAGAGCTTCAGAAATTTATGCAGGAGCATGATAACTGGGCAGACCTGCTCACTGCAGAGCCTTATAACTTGAAGATTTCTTACGACAATGATTTAGTTATGTTTAAGTACAATCAGCTAACCGCAGACTTTTCTATTCCTCTTGTTTGCGAAGCTCGCGGTATTATCCTTGAAAATAAGCCCCCTTATCGCGTAGTGTGTTGGCCTTTTGAGAAATTCTTTAATTACGGGGAACCGCACGCCGCCCAGATTGATTGGTCTACTGCCTCAGTTCAGGAGAAAATTGATGGTAGCCTCATGAAGTGCTACTTCTGGAATGACGAGTGGAGACTGGCTACTAATGGAACTATTAATGCCTATGCCGCACCCCTCGGAGATGGTAGTGCGTTTCAGACTTATGGTGACTTGTGGGATAGTATCTGGCCGAATTGGCGTAAAAATATGAGTATGTATGGTTCTACATTTGCAACTTATATGTTTGAGATGGTATCTCCTTATAACAAGGTGGTTATTCCTTATCAAGAGAGTGAAATTTATTTCCTTGGTTGGCGAGATTGGGGTACTGGATACGAGTTACTTCCTACCGATAGTATGATTTCTCAATATCGTCCTGTTCCTAATCGCTATTCTCTTAATACTCTTGAGGAGGTAGTTGCGGCAGCCAATAGTCTACCGTGGGATCAAGAGGGCTATGTAGTGTGTGATGGTAACTTTAATCGCGTGAAGATCAAGTCTCCCGCATATCTTGTAGCACATTATGCCGCAACAAATGGAGTCATCACTAAGAAGCGTCTGATAAAAATTATCTTGGCACATGAGGAAGATGAATTTCTTGTCTATTGTTCTGAATATAAAGAAGCAATAGATGAAATCAAGAAGGATATGCGGGCGTTGGAAGATGACTGTTGCGCAGCTCTCCACAAGATCTCTGAACTCCCAGGTTATTGGCGAGATTATCCCCGCAAAGAAATCTATGAACGAGTTAAAAATTGGTCTAATGCAGAGTTTAAGTACGTCATGGCTAATTATAAAGAATATGCAAATTGGAAAACTTTTACTGAGAATTGGTCTGAAAACAAGTGGATGGAAATGCTGAGGTATTGATATGGAAAAGAAATATATTGTATCTGAAAGTCTATTATATGATATGCTGTCTGATTCTCTGACTTTGAATATGTTGTTTGCAGGCGGAGTAGATAACTGGATGGGTTATGATGAAGCTATTAGAGATGGCATGAGAGAATTAAACGAAATGCATCATACTAATCTTAAATGGCCTAATGCGGAAGCAGCTAGAGTAGAATATGCAGATATTGGATTGGAGGTTTATAATGGCTAAGCAGTATATTATTCCCGGTATGCGGGTTGTGGAAACCACCTATCATTTGGGTACCGTTGTTTCCGTGAATAAAGAGCAGAATACTGTGGTTATGCAGGAAGGTAATAAGTTCCGCACTGTTCCTATGTGTAATGTTGACATTATTCCTCAGGAGGTAGATTACGATGAGAAGTTCTAAGTCTAAATATTCTGCCATGCAAAATCAAGAGTTGGAAACTAAGGCTTTCATGGTGCTTGCGCAGACCACTCAGGCACTGAGCATTCCTGAGATTTGCGGCCAGGATTTCACACTGTCGACGCAGACCCCGCAGAAAATGGCGAGGGTATTGAATAATCTGTGTGATATGGGTGCCGTTATTAAGGCTAAGGACAAATCTAAGGGACGTATGGTATATATGTCTATGTCGTCCTATAATGATATGATGAATGGAGATAACAATGATTAAAAAGATTATGCCCCTTGTGAATACTATTTTTGATACAGTGCTGGTTGGCGTGTTTGCGTTTAGTGCGGCAAATGCGGCGAGCCCCTATCTGATGGTAGGTCAGCTAGTCGCCGCAGGCTGTTGGGCGGTGCTGGCTATTATGAATAGTGGAGTACTGGATAGTATCAAGGAATAAAAAATAACCCCTCGCAACATAGCGAGGGGTTTAGTTTTAGGAGAAATTGACATTTATAATTTTTTATGTTATAATAATAATATAAGAAAGGACAAAGATTATGAGAAAAACTCAGCGCATAACCCACCGTTTTTTCTGTACTAATTGCGGGCGCGAGGGCCTACCTATCCCGCGCAAGGTAAGTCATCAACATGAAAAGGGACACCTCAAAAATCTCTATTGCCCTTGGTGTAAAGGCGAATATAACCATTGGGAATGTCACGATGATGAAGAAGTGGCAAGATTTAAAGAAATTTTTAGAATGGATGTGATATATCATGAGTTATCTAATTATGTTTTGCAGCATTCCTGGCAGCGGAAAATCAACTGAGGCTCGCCGCATGATGGGCGCATTTTCTGACAAAGGTTTCTCAGTCGAATGTGTTTCCCGTGACGAGCTAAGATTTCAAATGATTTCTGAAAATAACGGTTACTTCTCCAAGGAGAAGGAAGTTTTTAGGAAATTCGTTGAAAAAACTAATAAATCAATTAAGCAAAATGATATTACGATCATTGATGCAACTCATATTTCTAAGGCAAGTAGAGAAAAAATTCTCAGCCGCATTGATAACCGTGGCGATGTGCGGCTGCTGGTACTCTACCTAACCACGCCTCTTGATATTTGTATGCGGCAGAACGACCTTCGCAGCGGTAGAGAGCGAGTCCCGCATGAGGCTATTGAAAAGATGGCTGAAGGATTTGAGGAACCTACTGTTGAGGAATTTAATAAGTATCATTTTGAGTCTGTTGAAGTATGGGAGAAACTTTATGAAAATATGTGAATATGGGCACGGACGATGTACCGCTCCTGATACTAGCTGCCCGCATTGGCAAGGTACTTTTTGTGATTTAGATAAGAATGGTATTAATTTGTGTGAAAACTGCGCGAACCGCAATAATGATAAAAAGTGTTTTGCTTGTTATTGGGAAAATTTAAATACCTTTACAAAGGAGGGAGAATCTTGATTTACGTCACAAGCGATCTTCATCTGTCACATAACAAGCCCTTTGTTTACGCGGCACGAGGTTATTCCTCTATTGAGGAGATGAACCAAAGCCTAATTGATAAATATAATGCCACTATCACGGACGATGATGAGGTTTATATTCTTGGTGATCTATGCCTTGGCGGCGGAGATTCTCTGATTGACAATTTTAAAATGCTGAACCAGCTCAATGGTAAAATTCATATCGTCCTTGGCAACCACGATACGTCTACCCGCCGCAAGATGTATGAGGCCTTGCCGCAAGTGGTGTCTATTTCCTACGCGGAGATGATTCAGTATCATAAGTATCATTTCTATCTCAGTCATTATCCTACTCTGACCGCAAATCTTGATGACGATAAGCCTCTGCGGGCGCGCACTATTAATCTGTGCGGCCACTCTCATGCAACCGATCCTCTTGCTGACTGGGAAAAGGGGTGCATTGTACACTGTGAAGTTGATGCGTGGAATGGATTCCCTGTTTCTCTTGATACAATTATTGAAAAAATGAAGCAGCGTGTGCAAGAGGATAATGAACGCTACGAAAAGCAGCTCGCCGCAATTAAAAAGTGTTTTGATGAAGCTACGGTTTCAATTACTACTTTTATTGGCGAGCCTATGGAAATTACTATGGAAAAACATTCTACTCCTAGAGTGGCTTGTGTTAATACCAATATTCCTATTCAAACACAACCTATTGCTAATTGTGATAAATGTATTTCTATCCCTGGCTATGATTGTCCTGGAGTAGAAAAACCTTTCTATGACAGATGCCCTAAAGGTCATAAATATCAAAGAGATCTGCCTGATGGTGGCTGTTATGGTTAATATTTAAATTAAATTTAAAAGGAGAAAAGTTATGAGCCTGCATTCTGCTATTATGAATTTGAAACCTCACGTTGAGGTTTACGATAACGACGTTTCTGTTGAGTTGACCTATAATGGTCGTAATTATTATGGTGCTGCTTTCTGCCATGAAGAGGATAAGGAGTTCTTCTCTGAAAAGGTAGGCGCTACGATTGCCCATTATCGTGCTATGATTAAGATTTATGATGATGAAATTAAGCGCGCAGAAACCGCCGCTAAGATTCTGTGGGCCGCCTATAAGGATGTTATCTATAATTCTCAGACTAATGGTGAACCCACCGATCCTACTGGAGCATTTATTAATAGAGTCTGTGCGGCAACCGATCTACTGGGTCGCTACAAGGCACAGCGAACCACCCTCCGCAAGCAGCTGAAGTCCTACCTGGCCGCGCAGGAAAAGTGTATTGAAAGCATTAAGCGTCAGAGATCTAATAATTCTGAGGACAAAACTGTTTAATCTATTTAAGAGATTTTTTAAAGTATATGAGAAGAATCCGAAAGGAGAGATTTATATAAGTATTGCTCTATATATCTTACTCGGATTCCTCATTGCATCTATTGGTGTTCCTCTCATTGAATCGTTGCAGGCTGTGATTTCCGCCCTAACAGAACTTACTATTAGTAAGATTAACAAGGGCATAGCGAAATCCAATCTCGCAATTCAAGCCATGGCGGAGGAAGATGAAGAACCCGTGGGACCGAAAGGTGTCATGGGTTTTACCATACCTGATGATGAAGATAGCGAGGAGGAATACGAAGTTGAAGATTAAATTTTATGATACTTGCGCCTTGCTCAACCTTGGTGAAAAGGTTTTTGGTGGAGAACCATTTGCGGTTTCTAGTATTACATTTAAAGAACTTGAAAATATTAAAACATCATTTAATAAAGACAATGATGTTAAAGCTATGGCTCGACACCTACTTCACTTGTTTAATGAGCATGAATATGATTATATTCCTATAGTTCATCAAGTGGAGAATGAGGCTAGAATAGCGGCCAGGGGTTTTGAAATAAATAATGATACCAAAATTCTCTCAGACGCAATTCAGCTTGCTAAGAGTGACGAGGAAATAATCTTTGTTACCGCCGATCTAAGTCTACGTTGTATCGCTAGACACTTTATTGATATAATTGAGGTTGAACCTATTTCAGAAGAAGAAGATAGCTATACTGGGTATATTGAGATAGATTGTACGGAAGAACAGCTAGCTTTCTTTTATGAGCATCAAGAGCAAAATGTATTTAACCTCCTTGAAGGGCAGTATCTAGTGCTTTATCATAACGATGAGGTAGTTGATTTGCGGGTGTGGCGAGACGGTCAGCCGCAGTTTGTAAATAGCAAAGATTTCAATTCTAAACTATTTGGTAAAGTCTCTCCCTATAAAGGAGATATTTATCAAAAAATGTTATTTGATAGTTTACATGAAAATCAACTAACGGTTATTCGTGGTCATGCAGGGACTGGCAAAAGCTACCTTGGTCTAGCCGCCTTATTCGATATGCTAGAGCATTATAAAATAGACAACATCTATATCATCTGTAACCCAGTCGCCGCACGTGACTTTGCAAAACTCGGGTTCCTACCGGGTGATCGTACGACCAAGCTACTGGATTCGCAAATCGGCAATTTTCTCATCGGTAAACTAGGTGATATTTCTATTGTTGAACAATTGATGAATGATGGTAAGCTACACCTCATTCCCGCAGCAGATTGTCGCGGCATGGATATTTCTACTACCTCTGGCGTTTATATTACCGAGGCTCAGAACTCATCTATTGATATGATGAAATTAATGCTTCAACGTATGGGAGAGAATTGTAAAGTCGTCATTGAGGGCGATGATGACACCCAGGTTGATATGAACGCTTATGCGGGAAGTAATAACGGCTTGCGGCGGCTCTCACAAGTTTTCCGTGGTGAAGACTATTATGGAGAAGTTCGTTTGCAAACCTGTCACCGTGGTAGAATAGCATCCCGCGCTGAATTAATGTAATAAAACCCAAGGAGAGTGACTTGTGTTGCTCTCCTTGCTCTATTTTTCTAAGAAAGGATTTGAAACAAATGGCAAAATACAAAGTCTATCTGTCTCCGGCTATGCACCGGTAGAACGAGTGTTGTTATCCTCGTCCTGATGGCAAACAGTGCTATGAAGCATTAGAAAACAATGAATATATTGATATTCTTGAACCCGTTTTAAACAGATGCGGCATTGAGACAAAGCGAGGCTATCGCCGCACTCCAATGAACAATGAAGATGGCGATAAGATTATGAAACAGAATGTTGCTGAGTCAAACGAGTGGAAGGCAGATGTACATTATGTTTCTCATACTAATGGTGCAGATGGTACTGTAAAGGGATATCGTCCTATCTATTTCACGGGTTCAGCAAAAGGTAAGAAACTTGCGGAAATCATGGTTAAATACCGCAAGCAAATTTATCCTTATAGTGTAGTGTTAAATAATCGCACTGATTTATATGAACTCAAAAATACTAATGCGGTTGCATTTTATGAGGAACACGTTTTCCATGATAACCTTGAAGATGCTACTTGGTTCCATACTCATATGAATGAAATTGCGGAAAGCGCAGCGAAAGGTCTATGTGAATATTTTGGTATCCCCTATGTCGCGCCAACCAATACTCCCTCTATGACTCCCTCAGATAGTACTACTGTGCTCCGCAAAGGAAGTACGGGCGCAGAAGTAAAGTCTTTACAAAAGAAACTCCTACAAATTGGATATTATCTTGGCTCTTATGGAGCAGATGGAGACTACGGTGACGCTACAGTAACCGCCGTCCGCAAATTCCAGAAAGATAATTCTTTGTCTATTGATGGCGAAGCTGGTCCTGATACTCTAACAAAAGTAGATAAAGTTCTACCTATTGTTCAACAAGAGCAAAAAGCTATTGCTAATAGATTGCGGCAAGTGCAGACTAAAGATCTTACAGTCCAGCCTATTATTAATTGGGCCGAGGGTGAGCGCAATTATACCGAGAAAGATAGTTTGTCTAATCTAGACGATAAGACTAAAAATGCGGGTGATGATAACTATACCAAGTATTCTCAAGAAATAGACGCGCTTGGCGTATTCTCTGCGCAAGTGCAAGGTCAACCATGGTGCGCTACTTGGGTAACTGATGGTTTTGTTAATACTTATGGCGTTGATAAAGGTCTTGAGTTGCTATGTCAACCTAAGAAAAACTCTAATGCGGCTTGCTGTGGCGATGCTGCGGAGTATTATCAAAAGGCTGGTCAATGGTACACCTCGCCGCAAGTTGGCGATCAAGTATTCTTTAAAACTTCTAAATATCAGTATGCTCATACTGGTATTGTAACAGAAGTTACCAACACCGAAGTTACAACAATTGAGGGCAATACCTCATCTGAGGCAGGTGTTGTTTCTAATGGTGGTGCTGTTACTAAGAAACATTATCCTGTTGGTTATTCTGGTTTTAAGGGATTTGGTAGACCAAAGTATGAAATTGCTAAACAAGAGGAACCTGAAACGCCTGATACTTTTGAACCTTACGTTGTGCGGTTAACCGCTATTGCGCTAAATGTGCGGACGGGTCCTGGCACTAACTACCCAGTCGCGCAAGTTATTCGTGGCGGAGGAGCTTTCACTATTGTTGATGAAGAAAATGGCTTTGGGCTGTTAAAATCAGGTGCAGGTTGGATCATGCTTCAACATACAGAAAGAGTGGAGTGAACTATATATGAAACAAGAGAAGAAGAAAAAAGAATTTTCTAAAACGCTCTTAATTCAAGAATCTATGTTGATTTGGATCTAGACTATTGCGATGCTTGCTCTAGCTTTTATCTGCGTTTTTAGAGGGAGTTATTCTGAATTGCCTTGGCTCGCGGCAATGGTTGCTTTTCCATGGACGGCCTACGGGGTGAGCCAAGCTTTTTACTACAATAAGGCAAAAAAGGAAAACACGGCGGGCGGAGTTGTGTATGAGAGAACCCTTGCGGAGATCCGTTCCCCTGCCGCGGATGAGGATGAACCCGTTGGCTGATTCTCTTGTTCTTTTTTAGGTCGGTTGCAAAGCAACCGACCTTTTTCTTTTTCTCTTGACTTTTTCTTTTTTTTATGTTATAATATAAATATAAAGTAAAAGGGTATTAGAGAAATAATAAATTCATTATTTCTACCTTAGTAATTTTATTATACTAAAAAATTTTTCAAAAGTCAAGTGGAGTAGGTTATGTTAGTAGCATATACAGATGGAAGCACGAGGAAGAATGGAAGCCCTGATTCTACAGGAGGATTTGGAGTTTGTGTTTTTGATGGTGACAAGATAGTTAATACATACGCAGAACAACATCATGGAGTTACTAATAACCAAATGGAGATGATGGCCATTCTGTGGACTATTGTTACCTATCATGATGAAGTAGCAAATGGAGATATGATAATTTATAGCGATTCCCGTTATGCTGTAAATACTTTTGCAGATTGGATGTGGAATTGGAAGAATAATAACTGGACAAGAAAGGGCGGTAAACCTGTAGAAAATTTGACATTAGTAAAATTTTATGATATAATTACTGATAGTGGAAAATTACCTGTTCAGTTAAGGTACGTTAAAGGACATAATGGCACATTAGGTAATGAGATTGCTGACGCGTTAGCGACCGGCGCCCGCAAACCAGAGACTACGAAAGGAGAAAAGATAGATTTTGAGTTGTGATGATATTATTTATATTGTAAAAGTGCAACCTTTTGATTATAATGATTGGAATTTAACCACAGTTGGAAAACATCAGTGTTTCTGCGGTAAATTAATTACTCAATTTGAAAATGATAGTAAAACACAGTGCTTAGTATTTGAATTAAATGGCCCTCGTCATCCAGCTGTTATTGTTCCTAAAGGATGGATAAAGTGGATGGCACCAAGTGCAACAAATTGGGAGGATGATGAAGATGATTAAGAAATGAAAAATAAAATGTTTTATATTTATTTACTTGAAAATAAAATAAATAATAAAAAATATATAGGGCAGACTTGTAGAAATCCAGAATCTCGTTGGAAAAATGGATCTGGGTATAAAAATCAAAGCGTAATTGGAAAAGCTATTGATAAATATGGATGGGAGAATTTTTCACATACAATATTAGAGACGGTTGAAACACAAGATGAGGCGGATGAAAAAGAAAAATACTACATTTCTTTTTATAATACTTTAGCCTGTAATTTTAATGGATATAATGTTGCTGAAGGTGGGCATGGTGGAAATCCTATGGCTGGTTTTTCAGACGAGCAAAAAGAATTATATGCACAAAAACAGCATGAAATTGGTAAACGGCGATTTGAAGAAAATCCCGAATTAAGGCAAAAAATGTCTAAAATTAGTAAAGATTATTGGACAGAAGAAAATCGACAGAAAAAAAGTTTTCAACAAAAAGAATACTATCAGCAAAATCCTGATGCAAAACAAAATTTTATTGAACAAGGATTAGCCTGGGTGGAAAAAGTAAAAACTCCTGTGGTATGTATTGAAACAGGTGTAGAATTTGAAAGTATAACAGCTGCTAGTAATTGGGCGAATATTTATCCAACAAATATTTCACTGTATCTACAGGGTAAAGGAAAATACGCGGGACATCATCCTACAACTAAAGAAAGATTACATTGGTGTTTCCCAGGCGAGGATGTAGAAAAATTAAAAAATAAAATTTATAATATTATATGTATTGAAACAGGAGATAGATTTGAAACTGCTGAAGCGGCAGGAAGGTATTTTAATGTTGATCAAAGTGCTCTATGTAAACACCTAAATCACCCAGAAACTTATAAAAGTTGCGGGAAACATCCAATAACTAAACAAAAGTTGCATTGGAAAAGATTAATAGAGGAGTAGAATTACTATGAATAATAACTATAATGAAAATAGTATAAAAACACTAGAACCAATGGAGCATATCAGAAAACATACTGGTATGTACTTAGGTAGTAAAACTGCTGAAGGTCTTTTACAATGTGTCAAAGAAATTCTTTCAAACAGCATTGATGAATTTTTAAACGGTTCAGGGACTACTATAAAAATCACTTTATTAAAAAATAATGGAATTCGTATAGAAGATGATGGTAGAGGCATCCCACACGGAAAACATAAAAGTGGTTGTTCAAATTTACAAGCCTGTTTTGGATTGATTAATACAGGGGCTAAATTCGATAATGCTAATGGTTCTGGATATAATACAAGTGGTGGTCAGCATGGCGTCGGAAGCAAAGCAGTAAATGCTGTTTCACAAAAATTTATTGCAACTACCAGCCGTGAGGGCTTAAGAGAAATCGTTGAATTTTCTAAAGGTCAGTTTATTTCTCATAAAGAAGAGAAGATTAATTTTAAAGTTACAGGCACCTCGGTTGAATTTTATCCCGATGCAGAAGTTCTTGAGACTATTGTTTTTGATGTAGCAGCTATTCGTGCAATGATACAAGAATTCAGTTTCTTGTGCAAGGGATTAAAATTTATTCTTGTAACTGAAGATGGTAAAACAGAAGAATTTTATTCGGAGCATGGCTTGTTTGATTTTATGACTTACCTGAATAAAGATAAAAGTCTGATTACTGCTCCCATGTATTTTGAACAAGAGGAAGATAAATTCAAACTAGAGGTCGCTATTGCTTATAATAGTTCTTATTCCTCTACAATTAAACTCTATACAAATAACATTCCTCAAGAAAAAGGTACTCATCTGACTGGATTTAAAACCGCTTGGACCACTGGATTAAATACCTTTGCCCGTGACAATAAACTCTTGAAAGATAAAGATACCAACCTTACAGGTAGTGATTATGAGGAAGGTATGGTATTAATCCTTAATTTCAAGATGATTGATCCAGTGTTCAAAGGACAGAATAAAGAGGAACTTAGTTCTTCTGAAGGTAGAACATACGTTCAAAAGTTGACTACCGCTGCAATGAAGGATTTATTTTTTACAAATAAAAAAGATTTAAAGGTAGTCATTGATAAAGCTCTCAATGCGCGGAAGGCACGTGCTGCTGCAAAGAAAGCAAGAGATGCGGTAAGAGAGCCTAAAGGTAAGAAAGATAAGTTGCTTAATCTGCCCACAAAATTGGTCGACGCATGGAGTAGTAAACGCTCTACTTGTGAACTCTTGATTGTTGAGGGTGATAGCGCTGCCGCCGGGTTGATTGGCGCTCGTGATAGTGAATATCAAGCAGTATTTCCTATTCGAGGTAAGTTGATTAATCTCTACAAGAATACCTCTGATAAGGTATTCGCAAATCAAGAGGTAATTAACATCATCAAAGCAATTGGACTTGAAATGGATAATAAGTCTCATAGATTGATATATGATGCGGCTAAGTTACGGTATGGAAAAATTATTTTAGCCGCGGATGCCGATCCAGATGGCCAGGCTATACGAAACTTACTGCTGACCTTCTTTTGGTCTATTTGTCCTGAACTGCTGACAAAAGGTCATATCTATGTAGCTATTCCTCCTCTATTCCGTATTACTACAAAGAAAAACCAGTATATTTATTTGCGGGATGGGGCTGAACTTGAGGAATATAAAACCCAGCATAGTGGAGAGAATTATCTAGTCTCGCGAAATAAAGGCCTGGGCGAACAAGATCCGGAGGAGCTAGGTCAGTGCCTCCTAGAGCCTGAAACCCGCAACGTCCAGCAAATCACGGTTTCAGATTATAATACAACCGAAAAGCTATTTGATGTTTTTATGGGTACGTCCGTACCTCCAAGACGAGCATATATCCTTGAGCACAGTGAGGAGGCTGAGTATTAATGATTGATATTTGTAACGAGCTAAGTAAGAATTTCATAGATTTTGCGGCTGAAGCCAATGGCCAGCGTGCCTTTCCTGATGCGAGAGATGGATTAAAGCCGGGGCAGAGGGCTTGTTTGTGGGAGATGTATATCAAGGGTTATAATTCCAATAAACCACACGTAAAGAGCGCAAAGGTAGATGGAGGTGTCGCCGCTACCTGGTGGCCGCACGGGACTACTGCCATTTATGATACATTCGCTAGAATGTCGATGCCTTGGATTAACAACATTCCAGAGGTTGATTTCCATGGTTCTAACGGTAATCAGGTTATCGGTGCCGCTCCTGCGGCTGACCGTTATACGGAGGCAAGGCTGGCGCCCGCAAGTGAGCAAGGTTTTCTTTCAGAAATGAAAAAAAATCCCGTTTCCATGATTAAGAATTTCTCTGAGGATGAAGAGTGGCCAGAAGTATTTCCTGCAATCTTTCCTCGTCTAGCCATTAATGGTAGTCAGGGTATTGGTGTTACTGTCGCACAAGTGTGGTTACCTATGAACCTTGGCGAACTGGCCGCCGCAATTAAAAGTTATATCCATTCTGGAACTCTTGATGTTTCTCAAGGGTTGATTGATTTTCCAACAAAAGGTATTATCATTAACAAGGATGATTTACATATCATCCATGAAACGGGCAAGGGTAAAGTAATTCTTCGTGGTAAGGTTGATATTAAAGGTAACAATATCCTCATTACCGAGTTGCCCTATCAAGTGTATGTAGAGCCATTTATAGATGATATTAAAAAGTTAATCAAGGAAGGTACCTTGACTGGCATTGATGATATTCTCAACAAGAGTGACAAAAAAAGACTCCTTGTCGAAATTAGTTGTACCGATAATCCTGAGCAGGTCTTGAAGATGTTGTATGCAAAGACAGATTTGCAAAAGAATTTTAATGCCAATCAATTCGCGTTGGTGGGTAAGACACCGAAGATGCTAACCCTAAAGGGCTATGTTGATATTTATGTTCAGCATAATTTAGCTTGTATTCAGAAAGAGTATCAGTTTGATCTAGATAAAGCAACGAAAAAGCTAGAAGTAACTCAGGGACTCATTAAGGCACTTACCACAATTGATGATATTATTACTCTGATTAAACAAAGTGATAATTCAAAAGATGCTATTGGCAAGCTAATGGTTAAATATGAATTTACAGAACCTCAAGCTAAAGCAATAGTAGATATGAAGCTAGGACGACTGGCTAAACTTGAAGCGGTAGAACTGAATAAAACCGAGCAAGGCTTGCAAAACGATATTACAGAATTTAATCGTATTCTGAATAATGAAGCTAATCAAAAAGAGTTGCTTCTAACTCGTTTGGATGCGTTTGTCAAAAAGTTTGGTTTTCCTCGCCGCACTCAGCTGTTGCAAATTGAAATCCCCAAGGAAACTAAAACTAAGGAAGTTCCTCCCGCAGAGCCTTGTGCGATTAGTGTAACTAGTGATAATGCGGTTAAGCGTTCACTCAAGCAAAGCAAGAGTAAGAACGTTTTAGTCCTCAATGAAGCTACTGATACCTATGATACTTTAAGTGTCTTTACAACGGCTGGTCAAATGTATAATATCCCTGTTACCGCAATTCCCGAAGGTGCGGCGGCCGCTAAGGGTGTGAGTGTGGGCATGCTGATTGATAAGATACAAGGTACTCCTGTGTTTTATGCGTTGAAGTCTCAACTTGCGAAAATGGATAAGTTGCTATTTGTAACCGCGCAAGGGCAGATAAAGTTTGTTAAAGCATCTGAATATGAGTCAAGTCGCAAGGGTGGTTTGATTGCTACCAAGTTGCGGGAGGGCGATGAAGTTGTGACCATCCTACCCGCCGCAAATGAAGATGTTGAATTAATCACTGAGCAAGCTATGAGTATTCATATTCGCAATACTGATATTCCCACTCAGGGCCGCACCACTCAAGGTGTAAAGGGTATTCGTCTTGTTGAGAGCGATAAAGTTCATCAAGCACTTACTATCCCAGAAACCAATATTGGACTTGTGGTAGTATCTAAAGATGGTCATGCAAAACGAGTTCCCAATTCTGAGATTGGTGCACAAGGCCGTGGAGGCAAGGGAATAAGTCTGTTGCCCAAAGATGATTTTGCAGGCGCCGTATTTGCAACGAAAGAGGAAGACAAAATCACCGTGGTTATGACAAGTACCGCAAAGAGTGAAGCGGCTCGCGCAATTCCTGTTCAAAGTAGAGTATCTGGTGGAATACAACTTGTTAAACCTATTGGAACGATTATTAAAGTAGTTAAAGAGTGAATTAAGGTAGATTAAATCTACCTTTCACTTATTTGACTTTAATTAAATAATTTGTTATAATATAATCATAGGGAGAAATCTATGTTATTTTGAAAGGATGGTTTTATAATGCCCCCACTAAAAGATAGAACGGGTCTACGTTATGGTAGATTAATAGTATTAGAAAGAAGTTTTCCAAACAATCAATTTAATCAGGTAATGTGGAAGTGCCAATGTGATTGTGGTAATATTACTATTACAAGTGGAAATAATCTTTAGAACGGTAGCACTAAATCTTGTGGATGCTTAAATACTGATACTCGTAGAGCCTTAGGTCAGTCTCACAGAATAGATTTAACAGGTAAACGTTTTGGTAAATTAGTAGTATTAGAAGATACTGGCCGAGTAGAGCGAGTTGGTGAAGCTGGATACGTTCATTTTTATAAATGTCAATGCGACTGTGGAAATACTGTTATAGTCCGAGGCGGTAATTTAACTTCTGGCAATACTATGTCATGTGGATGTTTAAAAGCATCTCATGGAGAATATTCAATAAATCAAATATTATTAAATAATAATATAGAGTTTATAAAAGAATTCAGTATAAAAATTAATAATAACAATTTTAGATTTGATTTTTTTGTAACTGATAGTAACAGTAACATTAAATATGCGATAGAATTTGATGGAGAGCAACATTTTCGATATACCACAGGACAATGGAGTAGTAATTTAGAAGAAATCAAAAAACGAGATGATATAAAAAATCAATATTGTTGGGATAATAATATTCCCTTAATACGCATTCCTTGGTTTCATAAACCCATTGTCCTTGAAGATCTTTTATTAGATACATCTTCTTATGTTTTAACTAAAAATAACGCAGGAGAATATTATGCCATACGAGAAATTTAAATTTGAACATATAGAACAACTATATCCAGAAGCTGGTAATTTAATGTGGGAACCAATGCTAATGTGGAGCCTTCCAATAAATAAAAAGGATAAATTAAAAGAAATTTGTGATACTGGAGATTATTTTGCTTCTCTCAAAAAGGATGGCGCTTGTTATCAGTTTGTTAAAACTAATCATTATGAATATTTATTTGGTAGAACCGTAAGCACTAAAACAGGACTATTGACAGAAAAAATTAATAATGTTCCACATATTCAAAAGGCATTATCAGCGTTACCCGCTAACACAGTTTTGGTTTTAGAAATATATTATCCGGGTAAAACTAGTAAAGATACTACTTCTATTATGGGTTGCTTGCCCAGCAAAGCTATTGAACGTCAAAAGTATAATCCTATTCATGCCTACTGCCATGATTTATTGTATTATGATAATCAAGACTATCGAGAAGTACCTGCTATAAAGCGATACCGGATATTACAGCAAGTTTGGGAAAAATTTAATTTAAATCAATACGATTTTTTAGAACTGGCTCAACCCATTTATGAGAATATTTATGAAAAACTGGCTGAGGCTCTGGCAACAGGGGAAGAGGGGCTGGTTTTAAGGAAAAGAGACAGCGTATGGCAATGTGGTAAGCGTCCTGCGTGGGCAACAATTAAATGTAAACAAATGGATACACTTGATTTAGTGTGTACTCGTGCGATTGAACCTACTAAAGAATATACTGGTAAGGAACTTGAAAAATGGCCTTTCTGGAGAGATGGTGTTGCAGTTACTAAGCCTTATTTTTATGGTTGGAAAACCGCAATTGGAATAGGTGCTTATGATGATGAGGGTAATCTTAAGGAAATTGGTACCGTATCGTCTGGGTTAACTGATGATATGCGGGCGCACCTTAATGATTACGTTGGGCGAGTTGTTGCACTACAGTGCATGAGCATCGACCGCAAGGAGAAGACATTGCGGCACCCTATTATTAAGGGTTGGCGAGATGATAAAAACGCCACAGAGTGCAAGCTTAGCGATATTTTTGCTTGACTTTTTCAAAAAAATATGATATAATATTTATATACTTGAGAAAGGAAAGTGAAAATGGCTAAAAAAGAAATGATTAAGCTAGCTGAACAACTTATGCGGCTAGAACAAATCATTGACAATGGCTCTAAAGAAGAAGCAGATAAGGCTAGAGCCGATACTGAAAATCTAATTACAAAAATTGTAAAAATGTATGGGTTCAAAGGTATGTTTGAAATTGATGAATATATCTGTACCCATGAATTAAAAGATTAATAATCCTTGCGTTCAACAAGGTTATTATATAAAAAAATATTTTATTTATGGAGGAAAAATTATTATGGCTATGAAACCCAATACCAAGGCAGTTCTGGAGTACCTGAAGTCTGTTGAGGGCAAGAAGAATGTTACCGCCGCCGATGTCGCCGCTGAGCTGGGCCTGGAGGTCAAGCAGGTGAATGGCATCTTCACCGCCGCTTTCCAGCGCAAGGAGCTGGGCTATCGCGAGGAAGCTGAGATTGAGCTGGAGGAAGGCGGTCATGCAAAGGTGAAGTATCTCCACCTGACCGAGGCCGGCATGGAGTTAACTGACGAGGACTAATCTAATGTAAAATTTCCCGTGGAGGATAACTGAATCTTCCACGGGATTCTTACAATTATGATTATTCTACTGATTCTGTGCGGGGTCTTGATTGGCCTTTGTGTGTTCTACTTTTCAAGATACAAAACCGCACAAAAGGCAGCTTTAGAACATACTTAGATAAATGAGCAAATCAAGCAAGAGAATGAAGCTCTTGCGGAGCAAAATTCTAGTCTTAAGATTGAACAGTCTGGATTAAATTCAGAAATTGATATTCAAAAACAGAGATTAGAAGAATTACAAGAATATGCGGAAACCCAAGCTAAACAGGCAGTTGATAAAGCCTATGAAGGATATAGCTCAGAAATAGAGCAAGAGTATAAAGCAATAATTCGTGATTATCTTATTCAGTATAAAGACGCGCTTGAGAAAGTGCGGGAGGCACGAGCTAGCTTAAAAGATCTTCAGGCTAAACAAAACGCTTATCTTGAGGAGCAACTCCGCAAAGAAAAAATACAAAATGAATTAGACTTTTATCGCATGGTGTTAAGTCAAGATGATAAAGATGATATTTCTCATTTGCGCGAGGTGTAGCGGACCTTTCACCGCAAAGAAGCCATAGATAAAGTGATTTGGGAAGTTTATTACAAACCCGCTTATGATGTCTTGATGTCTCACTTGTTTAAGAAGGGACAGGATAAAGTATGCGGCATCTATAAGATCACTAGTCTAGCTACGGGAAAGATTTATGTGGGTCAAAGCGTTGACTGTCGGACCCGGTGGCGGGATCACATCAAAGCCGCACTTGTTAATGGTAACAAGACTAATTTACTTTATTCAGCTATGTCTAAGGAATTTCCAGAGAATTTTACTTTTGAAATTCTTGAGGAAGTGCCTCGCGCGCAGTTAAATGAGCGTGAAAAATATTATATTGACTTTTACCAATCCGCGAAGGTAGGTATGAACAAAACTAGCGGAGGAAGCTAAACGTATGCAGAAAGTGACTATTTTGCCGGCAACAACAAAAAACCCGATCACACTAATGGGTGAGTGTACCGGTGTATGTTATGGTTCTGACACATCAGATCCAGTAAAAAATTATAAGCGTGGTAAAGATTGTATTACTAGCGGGCACGGGCGGGCTCTGGAATATCCCCAAGTATATCTAGTTATTCAGGGCTTCTCAGCTAGAGTGGAGCGCGAAATCTACACTCATACCGCGGGTAGCCCAACTCGTACGCAGGCATCGACCAGATATATAAAGTATGGAGACTTCCAGTATATTACTCCTCCATCTATCCTCAAAGATCCAGAAGCAAAAGATAGATATGATTGGGTAATGTATCAGATCTCTGAAGCCTATAAAGACCTTGAAGCATTAGGTGTTCCCAAGGAAGATATTGGTGGTATTTTACCTTTGAACATGGAATCTACTATGGTTATCCGCACCAATGCAAGACATTTAATTGATATGTCCCATCAACGTATGTGTAGTAGAGCGCTGTGGGAATATAGACAATTTATGGATTTACTCAAACAAGAGTTGAGTAATTATAGTCCCGAATGGGCTGAAATTGCGGCGGAGTTTAAACCCAAATGTGAGCTATATGGTTACTGCACGGAGAAGTTTACCTGTGGCCGCAAACCCCGCAAAGAAGAAAAGCAAGAGGAAAAAGAAATAATTGCGGCAGTCCAGCCTGCGATCGAGAAGCCTGGATTTATAGAGTCTCTCCGCAAGCTTGTTCGTAGTTATTTAACTTGACTTTTGTTTAAAAATATGGTATAATATAAGTATAAAATAAGAATAAGGAGAAATTTTAAAAATGAAAAAGACAATGGTAAATGAAGCATTTGTGGCTGGTTATATTTATAGTCATAAGCTGGCAGAGAAGGTTACTGGTCCCGATTCTAAGGCGCCTGGTACTCCTTTCATTCAGGGCACTCTGAATATTGCCACCGACGATGCTGGTATGAATGTTGTTTCTATTTATTACAGCTATGTTACCCCTACCACAAAGGCGGGTGGCGCTAATAACACCTATAATGTGCTGAAGAACATTATTGATGGCAAGCTGAAGACTATTATGGATGATGGTAAGGAAAATGCGACCATGGTTCGTTGCGATACTTCTGTTGAACTGAATGATTGGTTTGATAGCCGCAACAATGATGCGCTGGTTTCTACTAAGCGTTTGACTGGTGGTTTTATCCATGTTGCTACTGAGCTGCCTGAGGAAGACAAGCGCGCTACTTTCAAGGTTGATATTGTTATCACCAACGTGCGGGAGCAGGAAGCTGACGACGAGAAGGGCATCCCCGCAAAGGCTATTATTAAGGGCGCTGTGTTTAATTTCCGCAAGGCCCTGCTGCCTATGGAGTTCTCTGCTACTGAAGAAAAGGGTGCTATGAGTTATTTCCTTGGTCTGGGTGCTTCTAATTCCAATCCCATCTTTACTCAGATTTGGGGCAACATTATTTCTCAGACTATTGTTAAGACTACAACTGAGGAATCTGCGTTCGGTGACGCCCTGGTGAAGGAGACTCGTTCTTCTTATAAGGATTATATTGTGACTGGCGCCAAGGTTGATGGCTATGAGTGGGATACTGAGGAGTCTATCCTGGCCTCTGAAATGGCTGATGCTATTGCCGAGCGTGAGGTTTATCTGGCGGCTGAGAAGCAGCGGACTCTGGATTATCGTGCTTCCAAGGGTAACGCTATTGGTGGTGCGGTGAAGACTGCGACTGGTGTTACTACTGCAAAGGGTACTTATAATTTTTAATTGAGAAATAAATTTGTGAGGAAAAGGAGATAAACATGGCAATTAATTTAACTGCTATTAAACCTAATATTGTTAGCCGAGATTTGTCGGGGTATATCACCTTCTTATACGGCGCGCCTAGATCCTTGGGCACCCATTGAGTGATCAATGAGTTAAATCACAGTAAAAATCTGGAAGGCTGTAAAATGCTAATCAGAACGGAAGTTAGGAGTTAAATAACCTAACACGTGCAACGCATAGGAAAATTAACATTACATTTTATTATCAAGTAAGGAGGTTGCTCAGAGTGAGGAACTTTAGTGAGGAAGAATATAAAATTATTTATCAAGCATATGTGAATGAAGGCAGAGGGATGCTTTATACGAGTAAATTAGTAAATTCATCCCCTGAAACGGTTAAACGGTTTTTAAAATCTAAAGGTATTCATATTCGTTCTCAAGGAGAAGCGGCTGTTATTTCTAATAAGAATAGAGCTACTAAAAAGGATACTGAATATTTTAAAAGGCAATGCCCAAATATGGCTTGGTTATTAGGATTTATTGCAAGTGATGGTACTGTTCGCAAGAATGAGAATGAAATAAAAATTGGTCTTGCAATCAAGGACAAGGAAATTCTTGAGAAAATAAAGACTGAATTACAATTGCAAACCGAAGTAAAAGAATATACGACCAATACAGGGTATGATACTTGTACATTACGTTGGTCTTGTGAAGAACATAAACGTGATTTGGCTGATTACCATATTGTTCCAGCAAAGACATTTGTTTTAAAGCCGCCTGTTGAGAAATTGGATAGAAAGTATTGGATTGATTATATTAGAGGTTACTTTGATGGTGATGGCTCTATTAATTTAATTGCCAATTCTAACGGTCGTGGCAATGGTAATTTGCGTTGGCAGGTTTGCTCGGCAACACCAGAGTTACTTGAGTGGATTGTAGATTTCTTTTATGAGGAATATGGAATTCCTAAAGTGAACCTTCAAGCGCAAAATCGTCCAGGGTCACAGCATACATTGTATTGTATTCAATATTCTTCAAGAGCTACAAGACAGATTTATAATGTACTATATACGCCTAATAGTTTATACCTAAAGCGCAAGAGAGATCATTTTGAAGAAATTTTAGCCCAAGTTAGACCTCTTGATAATATGTAATGAAACGGTTTTCCCACGAGACTGTGTATCTTCTAGTGTAGAAGATAGAAAGATATGCTGAACTGGGGATGAATTGACATCCCATGATGCGAGGAAACTCCCAGAACTATAGGATAAAAAGCCTATAGGATAACATTTTGAAGGTAGGCAAGACGACCTTAGCTACCCAGATGCCTAAAGCCCTACTTCTAGCATTTGAGCCCGGATACCACGCTTTGCCGGGCGTTATGGCTCAGGATATTACATCCTGGAGTGAAATGCGGCAAGTCCTGCGGGAGCTCAAAAAGCCAGAGGTAAAAGAAATGTTCCAGAGTATTGTAGTGGATACGGTAAACTGAAAATCTGCCGTATGTAAAAATTGGAGTAAAAAACGGGAAGGCTGAAATGCTAATCCGAGGTGAAGGTTCTTTACAAGAGCCAGCCGCAACGCATAGAAATTAAATAAAATAGGAGGTTTGACTCGGCATGAGTAAAATCAATTTTTCAAAAGAGCAAGAAGATTATATTGTTACACAGTATGTGGACAAAAATAGAACAAAGGCTGATTTAAAACGTGAATTTGGAGTAAGTGATAGTGTTATCGATCGAATTTTAAAAGAGCATGGTGTTACTATTAGAAACTCTAGAGAGATGCCAAATAAAGATAAACAGATTCCAGAGGAACATCGTCAAGCAATTATCGATGCTTATTTAGGTGGTAAAGGCCTAATCTCAGCAGGTGCGCCCTATGGCTGTAGTCAAAAGGTCGTTGAGACAATTCTAAAACGTGCAGGAATTAAAAAACGCACATATGAAGAGTCTAAACAAATACAGAGAATGTATTCATTAGATGATAATTTCTTTAAAACTCAAACCCCTGAAATGGCCTATATTTTAGGATTTATTGCTGCTGATGGTAATGTTGCTAAAAAAGAAAACGCAATTTCTATACAACTTCATGAGCGAGATGCGGAACTGCTAGAGAAAATTAAAGACATTACACAGTCCACTCGTCCATTAGATTTTTATAAAACCTCGCAAGGTAGGGATAGTGTTAAATTTCAAGTTTGGTCAGCAGAATGGAAAAGAGATTTGGCTATCTATAATATTGTTCCAGCAAAAACGTTTTGTTTAAAGCCACCTTTGTTTCTTGATTCTAAATATTATAAAGACTACATTCGCGGTTATTTTGATGGCGATGGAAGCGTATACTATTCAGATACAATTACTCATTGTGGGTGGGAAATTGTAGGAGCTTCTAAAGAAGTAATTGAATGGATTCGTGAAGTTTTAGCTAATCAATTTGGAATTGTAAATAATGGCATTACTACTCAACACTTAGAATCTGATGTTATTATGTATAAAACTTACTATGGCGGAGCCGAAAAGCTATCAAAAATATTCACTTCCCTATATTCTGATAATTGCCTATGTCTTGCTCGAAAGCGTAAAAAAATTGAAACTATTTTAAAGTGTTTCCACGAGACTCCATGCTCACGGAATAGTGAGTAAAAAGATATGCTGAACTAATACGAATAAGTAAGTATTAGAACCAAGGGATAAAAAGCCCTTGGGATAACAAAATTGAGATATTGCGAGCGACTACTGCAAGAAATACGTATGCAACCAACATGAGATTGAAGACCTTGGTGACGCTGGCTACGGTAAGGGATATACCTGGTTCAAGGATGAATTTAACGACGTTTTCCGCACTTTGTCCCAGCTTGGTTATGCGGTTGTATTCCTTGGCCACGATAAGGAGATTGTGAGTGAGGACGGTAAGAGTAAGATCATTCGTTCTGCTCTGTCTAATTCTACGAGAACCGTTATTGCTGGTATGGCTGATCTGTATGGTTATGCTCACCAAAAGGAAGCGGGCCAGATGAGCGTTTTGACATTGCGTTGCTCTGATGGTTCTATTGAGTGCGGCGGTCGGTTTAAGTACATTGACGAGGAAATCCCCATGAATTATCAGAGCCTTGTTGAAGCCGTTCGCAAGGCCATTGACAAGGAAGCCGCCGAACATGATAACAAGTTCGTTACCAACGAGCGTATTGCTCCTATGCCCAAATCAGAAGTTCTTGACTATGATGCTCTGATGGCTGAGTTCCAGGATCTGGCTGGCCAGCTAATGACGAAGAGTGCTAGTAATGGCGTCAAGATTACTAGCCTAGTTGAGCGGTACCTCGGGAAAGGGAAGAAGGCAAGCGAGGCTACCCCCGAACAAGTCGAGATGCTGAATCTGATTATTCTGGAGATGCGCGACCTCAACAAGTGAAAATAGCGAGGGGAGGAGCAATTCTCCCCTCATTAAAGTAAAGGAGGAACTACTATCGCACATTGGGTTAAATGCTTTTATTGCGGCAAACAATTTGATCGAGATAAAGTTCCTTGCGTCGCTGTAAATAGTCGGCGGTATGCTCACAAAGAGTGCGAGGAACAAGCTAATGGTAAAAACGAAGACCTCGCCGCACTTGAAGCATATATTAAGCAATTATTTAATTATGAAACCCTACCCGCAGATGTAAACCGTCAGATACAACAGTTTGTGAAAAAGGGCTATACTTATACAGGCATTCTCAAATCCCTCAAGTTCTTTTATGAAGTAGAGCATGGTAGCAAAGAGAAATCTGGAGGTAGAATAGGGATCGTACCCTACGTCTACGAGCGGGCAAAGGAGTATTACTACAACATATGGCTTGCCCAACAAAAAAATATTGAAAGAATAAACGAGACATATATAATGAATACAATAGAAATTCCAGTAATTGAAGTGCATATACCGTCCCCTAGCCGCAAGCCCATGAAGAGAAACAGGAGATTATTTACATTCCTTGAAGAAGGGAGTGACGAGGTATAAGCAGTCAATATGTTGATAACGTAAGTGTAATGCAAGTAATTGGTTCAGTATTTAACGATCCAAAAATACTTGAGGAACAAGATAAATACATTATCCGTGAAGAAGATTTTACTGAGGAATTTCACAAAATTGTATTTGGCGCGATGTATAATATTGTGACTCTTGGTGGTAGTGTAAATCTTGAGACTATTGTTGATTATTTATCTACTCGTCCTAAGTTTTATGGTATTTTCCAACAGAATAAAGGTGTTGAATATATCACAAAAGCCTCTGAATTTGCAACAAGAGACACATTCAATTATTATTACAATCGTTTAAAGAAATTAACTCTTTTGCGGGCGTATGATAACTACGGTGTAGATGTAAGCTTTCTATACGACCCCGCAAATGTCATTGATACAAAAAAGAAACAAGAGCAAGAAGAGTGGCTAGATAATACTAGCGTAAAGGACATTGTCAATTTAATAGATGAACGCATTGATAGGATAAAGTCAGAATACGCTGACAATGAATGCGGCGAGGGGTACCAGATAGGTGAGGGCGCTCTTGATCTGATTTCTCAGTTTGAACAGTGTCCAGAAGTGGGTATTCCGCTATATGGGCCATTAATCAACACTGTTACCCGGGGAGCTAGACTTAAGAAATACTACCTTAGGTCAGCCAGCACGGGAACTGGAAAGGCAATTCCCAATAATACAATTATTCCTACTCCCATTGGTGACAGAAAGGTTGGCGATATTCGTCCAGGAGATTATTTGTTTGGGCAGAACGGTAAACCCGTGAAAGTCCTACAGATTCATCCTCAGCCGCAAAAGAAAGATGTTTGGAAGGTTACATTTATTGATGGTAGAGAAGCTCTATGTTGTGAAGATCATTTATGGGAATATAGGTATTATGGCCACAGATGTTTTGAGTATCGCACCGAATCAATTAAAGAAATTCTAAAGCGCACAGATAAACTAAAAAATGGGCTAAGAAACAGCGATGGCAAAGGTTTTAGATTTGCTATTAAAATTAATCAACCCGTTGAAGGATATGAATTAAAGTATTCAGTAGATCCATATGTAATGGGTGCGTTAATTGGAGATGGCAGTTTTCGATATGATAATAAAAATAAATCTTTAACATTTTCCAGTGAAAATACAGAACTTCCAGAAAAAATTGCTCAATTGCTTGGACAAGATATATTCGCATATAGTTATACTGACAGAAATTATAGTTATGTTTTTAAATCTCAAACCAATCCTGAGCATCCTCTTTGGGTAGAAGAAATTTTGAAAGACTATCCTGATTTATGGAATTGTAAATCTGAAGATAAGTTTATTCCAGAAGATTACTTGCATGGTTCTATTGAGCAACGATATGCTTTATTGCAAGGATTAATGGATACTGACGGCAGTATTAGTCAAGCTAAAGGAAGAACTAATTTTACCACAATTAGTCCTCGCCTTAGAGATGATTTTATAAAACTTTGTCGTAGTCTTGGTTTTATCACAACATGGCAAATTGATAAACGTGAAGAGAAATATACTACTGGTGAATGTTATAATGTACATATTCAATGCGCTAAAGAATTAAAGCCTAAAATGTTTAGACTTAAACGGAAAGCAGACATAGCAACAGAATATGCTAATAATGGTAAACGAAGTGAATATAAAGATCATTTATCTATTGTTTCAATTGAAAAACTTGATTATCAGACAGATATGACTTGTTTCACCGTTGATAGTTTAGACCATTTGTTCTTAATGAATGATTATATTGTAACTCACAATACGCGTTCCATGGTAGCTGATGCGTGCAATTTTGCTAGCGATGAGATCTATGAGCCTGACTTTGGTATGTGGATTAAAAATGGCCGCAAAGAACCTACATTATTCATAGCCACTGAGCAAGATATTTCTGAAATGCAAACTATGGCACTTGCATTTTTGTCTGATGTAAATGAAAGCCATATACTTAATGGTCAATATGATGAAGGCGAACGAGAGCGTGTTGTCAAGGCAGCTGAGAAATTAAAAGAAATGCCTTTGTGGGTTGAGTGTATCCCAGACTTCTCTATTGCTGATATTGAAAATACTATAAAGCGCTATATCAGAGATCATGATGTTCATTATGTGTGTTTGGATTATTTAAAAACAAGTATGAAAATCCTTGAAGAAATTACTCGTCGAAGTGGCGGCGTGCGGCTTCGTGAAGATAATATCTTGTTTATGTTCTCTGTCCGTTTGAAAGATTTGTGCAATCAATATGGTATTTTTATTTTATCAGCCACCCAGCTAAATGGCGATTTCAGAGATGCCGAGATACCAGACCAGAATTTGCTTCGAGGAGCTAAATCGATCGGAGATGCGCTAGACGTGGGCATGATTCTCCTAGAGCCAACAAAAGATGATCTCGTTAAAATCGAGCCTATTCTAGCTTCTTCTTCTCGTTTTAAAGTTCCCAATATTAAACTCTCTATTTACAAGAATCGACGTGGTTCTTACAAAGGAGTTTACCTTTGGTGCTATGCTGATTTAGGCACTTGCCGCATTAAACCTATGTTCTGTACCAACTACAGACATGAACTAAAATCAATAGAAGATATAAAAATTATGGTGGATGAACCATCCGCGTTTTAAGGAGAAAATTATGAAGAATAAGAATGATAAGGTTACAACCTATAAGATGTCTCGCGTGTGTTACGACCGTATTCTCAAGACTCGTAAGGGTGAAGATGAGAAACGCATGAACCCCAATAAGTTTGTTTGTTTGTATGTTAATCAGATATATGGCCTAAAGCAAGAGGTAACTCAAATCATCGTGGAGGGATAACAACATGGCTTACTACTATAATAAGGATGAATTAAAAAACCAGCTTGAAATAGAACAAATTTTTGATTTGTTTGAGTTGTTTGGCGGCAATCCTTCTTATAGTGGTGATGATGTAATTATCTCAGATACAATTTGTCATAATCTCCCAAATGAGGGTAGCCATAAACTCTATTATTATAACAGTACAAAACTTTGTCATTGTTATACGAATTGCGGCTCGTTTGATATTTTTGAGCTAGCTATCAAGGTCGCTAAGCTACAATGGCACAAAGATTGGGAATTGTATGATGCTATGCATTATATCGCTCAATATTTTGGCATTGATGGTGAAGCTCCACTGGAGGAGTCTCCAGAACTACCCGATTGGGAGATTTTTGAAAGACACAAGTTTACTATCCCCCGCAAACAATTAATTCAGCTTCCAGAATATAATCCTATTATTCTGACTAAATTCTCTTATCCTCGCATCCTCTCGTGGGAGCAAGAGGGAATAAGTGCGGCAACCGCCCGCCGCAATTTAATAGGATATTATCCCGCGGAAGAGCAAATCACCATTCCGCATTTTGATATAGATAACCGTTTAGTTGGATTGCGAGGACGTTTTCTTGGCGCAGATATGGCTGAGCGCTTTGGTAAATATCGACCTCTTGTTATAAATGGAATTCAATACTCACATCCATTGAGCATGAACCTTTATAACTTAAATAATACAAAAGATAATATCCGTGCCAATAGAGTTGCCATAGTATTTGAGTCAGAAAAATCTGCACTTATGTATTCCTCTTATTATGGCGTTGCAAACGATATATCTGTAGCTTGTTGCGGCAGTAACTTATCAAGTCAACAAGTGCAGTTGTTAATAGATTGCGGCGCGCGTGAAATCATTGTTGCATTTGATAGAGACTTTACGGAAATATCAGATGACACTTTTATGCGACTCAAAAAGAAACTACAAAGTATTTATAAAAAATATAATAATGAAATAAAGATAACCGCTATTTTTGATAAAGAGATGTTGACAGGTGTTCACGATTCTCCTATTGACCAAGGGCCAGAGAAGTTTGAATATTTATTAAAACATCGTATAATTCCAAAGTAATTGGACTAAAATAGATAATCCATATAACAGTTTTTTCAAATAATAATAGTGGTATTCTTAGAAAGGAAGGATAATGGACTACAAGTTAATTGCGGCGCCCGATCCCACACTGACGGCAGTCGAGTAGGTTTTAGTTAATAGAGGCATCGCGTTACAGGACATTCCCCATTACTTAAATACCACAGATGCAGACAACTTATCTTATAAATTATTGGACAATATTGAGGAAGGCGCGAGGTTGTTAATTCAGCATCTTGGAGATGATAAACTAGTTTGGGTGATCGTCGATGCTGACTGTGACGGGTACTGCTCCAGCGCGATTCTCCTCAACTACCTTCACCGATTGGTGCCTAGCGTGGTAGAAAGTAAATTTATCTATACGCACCAGCCATCTAAACGTCATGGTATTTATCTAGAACAATGTCCTGATAATGTAGGCTTAGTTATAGTACCAGATGCGGGAACCAATGACCTAGCTTGCCATCGCGCTCTACGAGAGCAGGGAATCGATGTACTGATCCTTGATCACCACCAATGCGACGACCGCACACAAGATGCAGTTTTAATTAACAATCAAATGTGCGATTATCCTAATAAAGCATTATGTGGTGGAGCTATTGTCTATAAATTCTGTCAATGTCTAGATGATATGCTTGGAGTGCATTGGGCCGATGATTTCATTGACTTAGTGGGTCTTGCGCTTACCGCAGATATGATGGATTTGCGGCAAGTAGAAACTCGATATTTGGTTACTAGAGGGTGCAACGAAATCCGTAATCCTTTTATACAAGCTATGGTATTTCGTCAATCTTATTCGCTTGGTGACCAAGTGACATCAATAGGTGAAGCTTTTTATATTGCGCCATTAGTAAATGCAATAACAAGAGTTGGAACAATGGAAGAAAAGTTTATTTTGTTTGACTCAATGCTGGAATGGAAAGCTTACAGTAAAGTACCTTCAACTAAACGAGGCTGTAAGGGGCAATTAGAACAAGTGGTAGAGCAAGCCGTCCGCACTTGTACTAATGTCAAAAATCGTCAAACAAAATTACAAGATACCTATGTTTCTCAACTTGAAAAATTAATTGCGGCGGAAGGTTTGCTTGACCGCAAACTCCTTATCATTCCTCTTGGTTCATTCTCCCTTGACAAAGGATTGGTAGGCTTAACCGCAAATAAACTAATGGCAAAATATCAACGTCCAGTAGCAGTTTTAAACAAAATCACGGATGAGGATGGTACAATTCATTGGATGGGTTCAGGCAGAGGTTATCCTAAATCTAAATTAAAAGATTTTCGTCAATTCTGTTTAAATTCTAATTTAGTAGAATTTGCATCAGGACATCAAAACGCATTTGGTTTGTCTATTTCTGACGCTAATTTAGAAGCCTTTATTGCTTGGACAGAAAACGAACTTAAAGATTTTGAATTTAGCCCATCAGAAGATGTTGATTTTGTTTATACCGCAGAGGATTTTAATGGTAAAGATATTTTAGATATTGCGGCCATGAAAGCTTTGTGGGGACAAGGATTACCAGAAGCTAAGATTGTCATTAAGGGATTAAGAGTGCCAAAAGAAAAGCTCACCCTCATGGCGCGTGATACTAAACCTACTCTTAAAATTTCTCTATCAAATGGAGTTGACTGTATCAAATTCAAGTCAAGTGAAGAAGAGTTTGAAGAATTTTACTCTGAATCAGGTTGTGTAACAGTAGATATTCTTGGTACTTGTAATTCTAACACTTACCGAGGATCTACCAAGCCCCAAATTTTTATTGAGAATTATGATATTATAAACCGCCAAGATTATTACTTTTAACATTCTCAATCGCACAACAGACTTGAGACTAAAAACCTCAAGAAAGGAAGCGATTTTATGAAGAAACGCTTAATTACAACAATAGTAACAATACTTTTAGCACTATCTATGGGATTTAGTTTTGCGGTTTCGCAGGCGAATTCTGTGTATGCGGATGACCTTAAAGAAATTACGATTTATTCAGACGCAGAAATTGAACAAATTAATCTTAAAGTGTCTGACGCGCAACAGCGAATCACCGCCGCAAAACAAATGGATGAAGGTGCTAGAAAATTAGGGTATGGATATAATCACAATATTCGTGTCCTTGCCCGTGAAGAGTTAGCACTCGCGCAAGCTGATTACGATGAATATGCGGCAAAGCAAGAGGAAGCTAAATGGTCACCGATGATGCGGGAGTACCCTGTTGCAACTATTGTTTGGAAGTACCTCATAGACGAGGGATATAGTGAAGTAATTGCGGCCGCCATTATAGGTAATATGATGACTGAGGTCGGTGGAAACACTCTGTCTCTTGATTATACCCTTGGTAGTGCAAAGTTTTATGGTATTTGCCAATGGAAATTAAAGTATTGCGCTGAGGTGTATAAAGAGGACTTACAAGGTCAATTGGCCTATCTAAATAAAACAATGGAACAAGAATTTAATACTTTTGGCAATCAATATAAAAAAGATTTTGATTATAATGATTTCCTTGAGATGACAAATGTGCGGCAAGCCGCCCTAGCTTTTTCAAAGTGTTATGAGCGCAATGAAGAAGGCAGCTATACTAAACGTCAAGACAACGCGGAAACCGCATACGAATATTTTATGGAGAACTAAATATGTTAATTTTATGGCCAGATGGTACAATTTCAACAGAGTCTCTTGTAAGTGGAAGCCAAGCAGCTTCCGCAATTAAAGATGGATTTAAAAATGTAAAAGGGTTTTCATTAGATAGTCTTGCCTTAGCAGATATAAATCCTAATGATACTGTTGAAGATGTACTTATGCAATTAGTTAATAAGTGGTCTAGATTACGGTAATAAGAAGCCAAGTAGATATTGTGTCTACTTGGCTTTTTCTTTTTATGGCTGCTTGGATCGTTTGCGGCGACAGGTGCGATGCAAATTTGGGTTTAGGAATTTTTTGAAACAAAATTTGACTTTTGAGAAAAAATATGATATAATATATATAGT